AGGTATTGCCGGTACGACACAAGGTACTCAAGGTGTTCAAAGTGCTCAAGGTCTTCAAGGACTTCAGGGAGTTGGATCTCAAGGTACTCAAGGACTTCAAGGTCCTCAAGGTCCTCAAGGACTTCAAGGTCTTCAAGGAGTTGGATCTCAAGGTACTCAAGGTCTTAAGGGTGATCAAGGTGCTCAAGGACTTCAAGGTCTTCAAGGAGTTGGATCTCAAGGCACTCAAGGTCGTCAGGGTCTTCAAGGTCCTCAAGGACTTCAAGGACTTCAGGGAGTTGGATCTCAAGGCACTCAAGGACTTCAAGGATCTTCCGATGGCGGATTAACAGTCTTTAATGATATAACTACAAATCAAACTTGGTCTGTTGGCATTCTTTCCGTAACATCTGGAATTGCCAAAACAGCACATGTTTCTTCTACAAAACTTCAATTCAATCCTTCGACTGGAGCACTTGGAATTGGTACAATAATTGATATTGTTCCTTACGATACTTTAAATTCCGGTACTTTATCCTGGGAAGGTTCTGCTGGACAGTTATTCAGTATTACAAATAATCTTACTTCCGGAAGTATTTTCAGTGTTAATGATGTTTCTGGAATTCCTGCTATTGATGTCGATGCTAATGGGACTATTGAACTTGGTCCTTTTGGTGGAAACATTGGAGTAGGAACTACAAATCCAACTCAAAAACTTGATATTGTTGGTAATATAAGATTGAGGAATGGTCTTTATGATTTCTTCAATAATGTTGGTGTCGCCGGTAGTGTTTTAATCTCTACTGGTGCTGGCGTGAGTTGGGTAAACTTTAGTGGTGGTGCAACGCTTCAAAACGATACGACAACAAATGCAACCTGGTATCCAACTTTATCTAGTGCTACTACCGGTACTTATACCACTGCATATGTTTCTAATACAAAACTTCAATTTAATGCTTCTACCGGAACTTTATCAGCAACAGTATTCACATCACTATCTGATGAAACTCAAAAGACTAATATAAGACCAATTGAAAATGCTCTTGATCTTGTAAAACAAATGAACGGTGTTAAATACGATTGGAAAGATGAGCATAGTCAATCTTCAGTTGGTGTGATCGCACAAGAAGTAGAAAGAGTTCTTCCAGAAGTTGTAACTACGAATGATCAAGGATTGAAGACAGTCTCATATGGAAATATTGTTGGTGTATTAATAGAAGCAATTAAAGAACAGCAAATACATATTGAAGAATTGGAGAGAAAATTGAATGCCTAATCAGTTTTTTTCACCAGAAGGAGACCTTGAAAATTATTTTGTAGATGAGTACTGGTTAATTGATCAGTATATTGGAGATCAATTGTGGTCATGGGGTGAGGGAGCTCGCGGTTATCTTGGAAATGCTAGTATTAATTCTTACAATCCCACACCAGTTACAACTAGTTCTGGAGGAACCAATTGGAAACAAGTGGATGGCGGACAAAGACAAAGTGCTGGAATAAAACTTGATGGAACTTTATGGGTTTGGGGAAATGGTGATGCTGGAAGACTCGGAAACAATTCAAACATACTCAATAATTCCACTCCAATCACTACTTTTGCTGGAGGAACTAACTGGAAGCAAATAGAGATGAAAGGACTTTTTGCTGCCGCAATCAAGACTGATGGAACTTTATGGACTTGGGGGTATAATGGTAGAGGGCAACTTGGAATAGGAAATAATACAATTTCTTTTGTATCCACTCCTGTTACTACACTCGCAGGAGGAACCAACTGGAAACAAGTAAGTGTTGGATATTATCATGCGTCGGCAATCAAGACTGATGGAACCTTGTGGACTTGGGGTGATTATTTTAATGATTTTGGAATGTTGGGTAAAGGTGATGATTATTCAGTAAATAAAACTAAACCTGTTCCTATTACCACAACAGGTTGGGCAGACACTGCAACAACAAATTCAGAAGATTTATATACAATATCTGCAGGATATTCTTTTTCTTCAGCAATCAAGACCGATGGAACCTTGTGGACTTGGGGTAATGGGAATAGTGGACAACTTGGAAATGCTCAAACAATCAACAGGTCCACTCCAGTCACCACTTTTGCCGGAGGGACTAACTGGAGACAAGTAAGTTCTGGAGGAAATTTTGATTCCTCATGTGCAGGCATTAAAACTGATGGAACTTTATGGGTTTGGGGGAATGGGAGATTTGGAATACTTGGAAATGCAATAATCACAGGTATTATATCTACTCCAGTCACCACATTTGCAGGAGGAGCAAACTGGAAACAGGTGAGTGTTTCAAGTTCTCATACTGTAGCAATTAAGACTGATGGAACCCTATGGACTTGGGGTGCTGGAACTTCTGGGCGACTTGGAAACGCAGTAACAACTAATACATCTACACCAGTCACAACATTTGCCGGAGGAATAAACTGGAAACACTCTGCAGCAATATTTAGTGCTACGTTGGCAATCAAAACCGATGGAACCCTATGGACTTGGGGCAGTACAAGTTATGGGCAACTTGGAAATGCAACTGGACCAGGTGGTATTAGATCTACTCCAGTCACCACATTTGCCGGAGGAACTAATTGGAAACAAGTGGGTGAAGGTGGAAATACCGGAACATCTACGGCAATCAAAACCGATGGAACCCTATGGACTTGGGGTTTTGGACTTTCTGGGGCACTTGGGAATGGAGTAGGTTATGTTGGTGCTGTATCAACCCCAATCACCACTTTTGCAGGAGGAACCAATTGGAAACAAGTCGCAAATGGAAGAAATACGACTGTTGCAGTCAAGACTGATGGAACTCTATGGACTTGGGGTCGTGGAACTGATGGAGAACTTGGAAATGCAGTTGATGGTATTGCATCAACCCCAGTTACCACCTTTACTGGAGGCACTGATTGGAAACAAGTGAGCGGTGGTTTCAGGCATGTTATTGCACTAAAAGGAACTTCACCAAATCTGCAAATTTTCTCATTTGGATCCGCTCGTGATGGGCAAATGGGAGATGGGTTTAATATACAAACCAATTATGCTCCAGGACAAGTTTTTGGAAATGCTAACGATTGGAAAGAAGTTAGTTCTGGATATCATAATAATGCAGCAATCAAGACCGATGGAACCTTATGGACTTGGGGATATAATTATGCTGGAAATATTGGAGTCGGTGATTCCATTAATCGAAATACTCCAATCACCACATTTGCCGGAGGAACCAATTGGAAACAAGTTAGTGTTGGAGGTTATTTTGATAATTATTTGTGCATGGCAGCAATCAAGACCGATGGAACTTTATGGACCTGGGGCAGTCAAAATGCAGGAATGTTGGCAAATTTTGTAAATTCTTTTACATATGTCAGTACTCCAATTACAACCTTTGCCGGAGGAACAAATTGGAAATATGTTGATATTGGAAATGAGCATGTATCGGCAATCAAGACCGATGGAACTTTGTGGATGTGGGGTGAAAATTTTTCTGGACAACTTGGAAATGGTGATGCTTTAACAAGATCAACTCCGGTCACTACATTTGCTGGGGGAACTAATTGGAAACAAGTAAGAGCTGCTGGTTATCATACTTTAGCAGTACAATCTGGTATCAATGCCGACTACCCACTCTCATAAATAATTAAAAAAATATATATGGAAATAGCACTAGTTCATGATAATTCACTAATACTTGGTCCTATGGGATTTAATGTCCGTATGATTAATGGTGAATTGGAAGATCTTGAACTTGAAGATCGCATATCTCCGCAAAGTTTCATAGATCTTCCGATCCATTTTTCAGATGGTCTTACGCATCTTCTTCCATTAGAAAAAGATATTCCATCGCATGATTTGAAATATCATAATATTGAGGGTTATACATGGGAAATCATAAAGGAAAATGATGTTCCAGTCAATGTTAAATTAACATATAATATTGTAGATAAAACTCTGGAAGAAGTTAAGGAACTTCGCAAAAAAGAAGTTGCTCCTATAAGAAAACAAAAAGAAAATACCTCTACTGGAATTTTTGTTGGTGGAAGTTATATAGAAGTTACAACCTCAAGAGAAGAGAGAATTTTATTATCGGCAAAACGTTCATCATTTTCCGGATCTTGTAATTATAAATTTAAAAACACCTGGGTTTCAATTACTCCAGAGGATCTTGACTATATTATTACTCAAATAGATACTGTAGTTCAGCAAGCATATGACTGGGAATTATCAAAATTGAATGAAATTGATGCTTGCCAAACAATTGATGATGTTTATAATGTTGTTTTAATTGAAGAACGAAATATAAGAAATACAAGAGAAGAAGGATCGGTAAGAAGAGGACCTAGAAATAAAAATCAAATAGAAAATATAGTAGATCCTAATTTAGATTTGCCCACTAATTAAAGAAATTATTATGCCAGATAATATTCAAACTAATTTTAAAGATAATAATGGTGTTGATTTAGGGTCTAAATTAATTACCAAGGATTATTTGATTAGTGTTTATCCAGGTATTGCAGAAAATCTTGGAATTAGTCCAGAATTGTGGGGTTGGGGTGTTAATGGACCTAATTTTATTCTTGGAACCGCTGATACTTTAGCAAGAAGTACTCCAGTCACTACATTTGCTGGAGGATTTAGATGGAAACAAGTCAGTTCTGGAGATTTTTATACGGCAGCAATCAAGACAGATGGAACTTTATGGGTTTGGGGTGTTGGAAATACTGGACAACTTGGAAATGCAGACATAACTTCAAGATCCACTCCAGTCACAACCTTTACCGGAGGAACTAACTGGAAATCTGTTGCATGTGGAAAGGATCATGCTACAGCAATCAAAACCGATGGAACTCTATGGGTTTGGGGTTCTGTTTACCTTCTTGGTAATGGGATAGGATCTAATACTGATCCCAATAACACCGTTGTTACTAATATATCTACTCCAGTTACCACTTTTGTTGGAGGAACAAACTGGAGACAAGTTTCTGCGGCAAGATATGGTACTGCAGCAATTAAGACTGATGGAACTCTGTGGACATGGGGACCTACAGGATTTGGAGAGGTATCTGATAAAGCAATTCTTGGTCATGAAAAAATTATTCATACTATTTCAACTCCAATAACTACATTTTCCGGAGGAACTAATTGGTTAAATGTACCTAGTGTACCTAGTCCTGAAGAGGAAAATCTTTATACAATCACCGGAAGTCGCTTTCATGCTGCTGCAATTAAAACTGACGGAACTCTATGGACCTGGGGAAATAATACTACTGGTCAGTTGGGAAATAATAAGGTAGAATTGGTATTATCATCTCCTGGCAGTACTCCATCAACTACCTTTGCCGGAGGAACTAACTGGAGACAAGTCTCTTCTAATTCACATTCTACAGAATTTTATACAACAGCAATCAAAACCGATGGGACATTATGGGCTTGGGGTCAAAATAATAGTGGGCAACTTGGATTTCCGACAAATTATATTTCAACTCCAATAACTACATTTGCCGGAGGAAATAACTGGGCAGATACTCCTACAACAAATGCCGAAGACCTTTATACCTTGAGCGGAGGGACAAGTTTTTCTGCAGCAATCAAGACCGATGGAACTCTATGGACTTGGGGTCTTGGAACTTTTGGACGACTTGGAAATAAATCTGTATTAGGTACTATATCTACTCCAATAACTACATTTTCTGGAGGAACTAATTGGAAACAAGTAAGTTCTGGAGGAGATTATACGGCAGCAATCAAAACTGATGGAACCTTATGGACTTGGGGTACTGCAGCAACCGGGTTACTTGGAAATGGCGTAACAACAGGGAGTATATCCACTCCAGTCACTACTTTTGCTGGAGGAACCGACTGGAAACACGTAAGTACCAGTGGTGCGGGTAGTAATATGTCAGCAGTCAAAACTGATGGAACCCTATGGATGTGGGGTTTTGGAACTGCTGGTCGACTTGGGAATGCAACTATATTAGGTAATAGATCCACTCCAGTCACAACATTTGCTGGAGGAACCGACTGGAAACAAGTTTCCAGTAATGTAAATCATACAGCAGCGGTTAAGACTGATGGAACTCTATGGACTTGGGGTAGTGGAATTTCTGGGGCTCTTGGAAATACGGTTATAACAGGTAGTATATCCACTCCAGTCACCACCTTTGCCGGAGGAACAGACTGGAAACAAGTTTCTTCTGGGAGTGGTCTTACTGCAGCAGTCAAAACCGATGGAACCTTATGGATATGGGGATCTGGTGGTAGTGGAGCACTTGGAAATGCAGTTACGACAGGGAGTATATCAACTCCTATTACAACATTTACTGGAGGGACCAACTGGAGACAAGTAAGTTCTGGTGGTTCTCATACAGCAGCAGTTAAGACTGATGGAACCTTATGGACTTGGGGTACTGGAGCTAGTGGGAGACTTGGAAATGCGATTGCAACAGGTAATATATCAACTCCAATTACCACTTTTGTTGGAGGAACCAACTGGAAACAAGCAAGTGCTGGTGCTTCTCATACACTTGCCTTAAGAGATGATGGTGTGAATAGACAAGTATGGTTATTCGGAGATAATTCCAGTACTCAATTGGGAAATTTTATTACCACTATAGTAGCACCTACTAAAGTTTCTAATGATACAAATTGGAAACAAATATCTGCAGGAAGTTTATTTACTGGTGCAATCAAAACTGATGGAACTTTATGGACTTGGGGTAATAATACTGCTGGAGAACTTGGAAATGCAGGTATATCCCTATCCAATAGGTCTACTCCAGTCACCACATTTGCCGGAGGAACCGACTGGAAACAAATTAGTTGTGGATGTAATAAGTTCGTTTCAGCAATTAAAACCGATGGAACTTTATGGACTTGGGGTAATCCCAGTTATGGAGTACTTGGAATTAATAGTATCTTTGGTGTTAGATCAACTCCAGTCACAACATTTGCAGGGGGAACCAATTGGAGACAAGTTTCTTCCGGGGGTTATCATACTGCAGCAATTAAGACTGATGGAACTCTGTGGGTGTGGGGAAATAATTTAACGGGAAAACTTGGAAATGGTACTAATTTTAACACCGCCATCACCCCTATCACAACATTTGCCGGTGGAACTAACTGGAAACAAGTAGCTGCCGGTTCTCGTCATACTGCAGCAATAAAAACTGATGGTACTCTGTGGACATGGGGATTTAATGGATATGGAGAATTAGGATCAGGTATTTTCCAAGGATACGGGCAGGCAAGCGTAAGCACTCCCATTACTACTTTTGCCGGAGGAACTAATTGGAGTCAAGTTTTTTGTCCTCAATATACTCTGAGTAGTAGTTTTGATAGTAATGCTTCCGAATATACAATTGCAATGAAAACTGATGGAACCTTGTGGACATGGGGTCGTAATGCTACTAGCGAGTTGGGTATGTTTAATAATTTATATGTACCTGTTTTGCAATCCGATGCAACAAATTGGAAACAAGTGAGTATGGGTGATATACATGCATCCGCAGTCAAAACCGATGGAACCTTATGGACTTGGGGATCAAACCGTAATAAAGCACTGGGAGATCCAAATATATCTTCTGGGTATAATACTTATGGTTATATTGCCGTAGATCCAAGAGCAAGATTTACTCCGATTACCACCGTTGTCGGTGGGACTAATTGGAAACAAGTAAGTGTTGGATATAATCATACATCAGCAGTCAAAACTGATGGAACCTTATGGATGTGGGGAAACAATAATTATGGACAACTTGGTAGAGCACTTGATGGAATTGGTAAACAATTTAGAGGAAATATAGACTTTCCACTTGAAGTTAATCCCAGAGAAAATTGGAATGATACTCAAATAATAAATCTGGAAGATTTATATACAATATCCGTTCAAGATACAAATTTTAATGGAGACAGTAACTCCTTTGCCGCAATTAAAAAAAATGGAACCCTATGGACATGGGGAGGAGGAAATTACGGGCAACTTGGAAATGCTTTGCGTCTTGAAGCTCAAGCAAATACTCCAGCTACTACATTTGCCGGGGGAACCAATTGGAAGCAAATAAGTACCTCATATGCCACTTCTGCAGCAGTCAAAACTGATGGAACTCTATGGGTTTGGGGTAAAAATTATCATGGTGAACTTGGAATTAATAGTCTTGGAACTAGATCTACTCCGGTTACCACTTTTGCTGGTGGAACCAACTGGAAACAAGTTTCGGTTGGATATGGTGTTATGGGAGCAGTCAAAACTGATGGAACACTATGGACTTGGGGTAATAGTGATAGTTTAAATGGGACACTTGGTAGATATTCTATTAATTATTTTGATGCAATTGTATCAACACCAATCACAACATTTGCCGGAGGAAATAACTGGGCAGATACTCCTACAACAAATGCCGAAGATCTTTATACACTGTCTGCTGGGGGATCTTTTGGTAGTTATTATTCAGGACCAAATAGTGTGGCAATCAAGACCGATGGAACCTTATGGACCTGGGGATATTCTTATGCTAAAATACACCCACTACTAAGATACATCAATAAAAATTATAATCAACTTGGAGTTGATGGAATATGTGATGAAAATGGAAGATTGCCAGGAACTCTCAGCTTTAATTCCGATCCTTATACTGGGAAAAGAATTACCACGACAAGTGGCAGTGGTACAGTAACTCCTATCGCAAATAATTTATTAGGACCAGCATCTTTAACAATAGATGAGACTCTGCAACCGCCTTATGGTGGATATGATGATGGATTTTGGGTTTTAGAATTGCCATTTAATATTTCTTTTAATGGAAAGACTTATAGAAGAGTTTGTCCAACAACAAATCATTTCATAACTTTTGGAGAAGGTCATCAAGGATTAAGCTTAAGTGTTGGAAATCCATCACTTCCCAAAATAATGATAACTGCTACTGATGGAAGCGTACATAGATTATGTTATGGACCAGAAGGGACGGCACCTAATAGAACCTATAGAATAAGGTGTGAAGGAACTTATATGATATCAGATGATCTTGATAATCCCAATATGGTTTATGAGATTACTTTTTATGAAAATGTTCCTAATCAAATTGATATTCAAATCGGAGAAAATCAAAATAAAATTTTAGATGTTGGGAGTGAAGAAACGGCAAATTACATATCAATTCCAACAACCACTTTTGCCGGAGGAATAAATTGGAAACAAGTCAGTGCTGGTGATAGTCATACAGCAGCAATCAAAACCGATGGAACATTATGGGTTTGGGGTGATACTTATTATGGAAAACTTGGAAATGCTCCTTCTGTTAGAAGTGGTGGAACTGGAGGAAGAACACTCTACTTTAAATCTACTCCTATCACAACATTTGCCGGAGGAACCAATTGGAAACAAGTAAGTGCAGGAAATAATCATACAGCAGCAATCAAGACCGATGGAACCTTATGGACTTGGGGAAATAGCAGATCTGGGCAATTAGGAAATGCTGTACTGTTGACTTTCGGTTATGAGATAAGCACTCCAATTACCACCTTTGCTGGTGGGACAGATTGGAAACAAGTTACTTGTGGGAAGGATAATACTGCAGCAATCAAAACTGATGGAACTTTATGGGGATGGGGTACTGCAAATTTTGGAAGACTTGGAACTAATGATACTGGAGCATCTCCAATTAGATCCACTCCAGTCACCACCTTTGCAGGAGGAACCGATTGGAAACAGGTGAGTTCTGGGTACAATTGTATGGCAGCAGTCAAAACTGACGGAACTTTGTGGTTATGGGGACAAACAAATGAGGGACAACTTGGAACTGGTGAAATATTTTCTCCAACACTTCAGTCATATAAATTAACGCCCATTACAACATTTGCCGGAGGAACCAACTGGAAACAAGTAAGTGTTGGTGATAGACATGTTGGAGCAGTTAAAACCGATGGAACCTTATGGGTGTGGGGTAATGGAATTAAAGGACAACTTGGAAATACTAATACTATTAGCAATGTATCCACTCCAGTCACCACATTTGCTGGGGGAATTAACTGGAAACAAGTAAGTGCTGGTGGATCTCATACACTTGCTTTAAGAGATGATGGTGTGAATAAACAGTTGTATGTATTTGGTAGTGGTTCATTGGGTGTGCAGTTGGGTAATAATCATACTCCAGCTACTACATTTGCAGGAGGAATAAATTGGAAACAAGTTTATATGGATAGTGGTGGATCTGCAATCAAAACTGATGGAACCTTATGGACTTGGGGGTCTAATGCTCGTGGACAGCTTGGAACTGGTGATAGAACCAATAGAAGCACTCCAGTCACAACATTTGCCGGTGGGACCAATTGGAAATATACTGAAGTTGGTATTGCACTCAAGACTGATGGAACCTTGTGGACTTGGGGTAGACAGACATCCGTAGATCTGGCAAGGTCTTATCTTGACTATAGACCTACTCCGGTTACTACATTTGCCGGAGGAAATAACTGGGCAGATACTCCTACAACAAATCCAGAAGATCTTTATACAATAGCAGCATCTTCGAACATGTGTTCAGCAATCAAGACCGATGGAACTTTATGGGTTTGGGGTAATGGGCAATTTGGTCTTGGAACTGCGGCAACATCAAACACCATACCTGGCATAAGCACTCCAGTCACCACCTTTGCCGGAGGAACCAATTGGAAACAAGTCAGTGGTGCTATAGGTAACCTTGATTATATGACAGCAATCAAAACCGATGGAACATTATGGACATGGGGAAGCAATAATGCTGGACAACTTGGAACTAATGATAATAATGTAACCAGTAAATCAACTCCAGTCACAACATTTGCAGGAGGAACCGACTGGAAGCAAGTAAGTTCTGGAAATCAACATACTGCAGCAATCAAAACTGATGGAACCTTATGGACCTGGGGTTCGGCATACAATGGAAGGCTTGGAAACTTTGCATCTTTCGGTTTTAGATCTACTCCAGTCACCACATTTGCTGGGGGAATTAACTGGAAACAAGTAAGTGCTGGAGGTGCTCATACTGTAGCAATCAAGACCGATGGAACTTTATGGACTTGGGGTACTGGGATTGGAGGAAGACTTGGAAATGCAATAACATCTAATACTAGTGTAATATCTCCAGTCACAACATTTGCAGGAGGAACCGACTGGAGACAAGTAAGTGCTGGATATGATTATACGGCAGCAATCAAGACCGATGGAACTTTATGGACTTGGGGTAGAAATCAAGTTTATGGAAGTATTCAAGGGAAATTAGGAACTAATGATACTACTGATAGATCCACTCCAGTCACCACCTTTGCCGGTGGAACTAACTGGAAACAAGTAAGTGCTTCAAGAGGTCATACAGCAGCAGTCAAGACCGATGGTACTCTATGGACTTGGGGTACTGGAACTTCAGGACAACTTGGTACTAATGATACAACCACCAGATCTACTCCAGTCACCACCTTTGCCGGAGGAACTAATTGGAAGCAAGTAGATGGAGGAACTAATCATACTGTAGCACTGAAAGACGATGGTGTAAACAAACAATTATGGTTATTTGGTAGTAATGCAAATACTCAATTGGGACTTTTTATTGATGAAAGAAACATACCACTCACTACATTTGCTGGTGGAACTGATTGGAAATCCATAAACTATAAATCTGCGATAAAAACAGATGGAACTCTATGGAGTTGGGGCAATCCAATAAGTATTCCAACAACTACATTTGCAGGAAATAATTGGTCGCAGACTAAAATTATCAATAGTAGTAGTATAGCACTCAAGACAGATGGAACTCTTTGGATTTGGGGTTTTTCGGAAACCGCATATTCTAAAATTATGATATATGAAAATGCCATACCCAAAACTACATTTGTCGGTGGAACTAACTGGAAACAAGTGAGTAATGGATATGATTATACGGCAGCAATCAAAACCGACGGAACTCTTTGGACTTGGGGTTATGGTGGTCCTGAACTTGGATTAAATGATATTTTTTCAACAAGGTATACTCCAGTCACCACCTTTGCCGGAGGAACCAATTGGAAACAAGTAATGGTTAGTGAGTCAGGTAATACTCTAGCACTAAAATCTGAAGAATTTTAGTGTTATAATGTACCAATAAATATTTAAAACATATAAAATATATTCTTTATGAACCCACTTGAGTTGGTAGCAAAGACCTTATATTCGTTTGAAGAAAAGGAACTCACAATTCAACTTCTTCAGGCATTTGGAAAAAGAGCGGAAACTTTTTCACAATATGATGATGTTGCAAAGATTTTCTTTGAGATTAAAGAGTTCTCAAATGCTATTTTCTATGCAGAAAAAGCACTGAAACTTGCACAATCTCCACAAGAAAAATATACAATTGCAAAAAATTTGATTAATGCTTATAATCAGAACAATTTTCCCGATAAGGCACTAACACAAATTTCAAAAATTAAATTAAGTAATCCTCAAGATACAGAACTTCTTCTTGAAGAAACTTTTTCATACTCTGCAATTAACCAAAAAGATAAGGCAGAGAAACTTCTATTCAATCTTATTAAATATAAATTACCAGAAGAGATTGAAAGAAAGGCATATCATAACTTATCAGGACACTATTTCCGCAAGGATGACATTCACACAGGACTTCAGCACTTCCTCAAGGCAGGAGAAGTAGAGGCATATAAGAACAGAGAACTACCACCATTTCCAAAGTGGGATGGAACAATTACTCCAGGACAAACTATTGTAATTGATAGTCAGTGTGGTGCCGGTGATGAGATTATGCACGTTCGTTTTATGAGGCATCTGAAAGAACTTGGAATGAACCCGATCTGGACAACCACAAGAAGAGACATACAAAAACTCTTCAATTATAATGGTTTTGAGACTGTATGTGTTTGGGATAAACCAGAGTTTCCGAAAGATGCTCAATGGGTTTATGCTCTTGCTCTTCCTTATTATCTTAATCTCAAGGCAGAAGATTTGGGAAGAGGTGTGTATATTCAACCACTGCCAGAAAAAGAAAAGCAATATGAATATCTACAGGAAGATAAAAATTATAAGATAGGTACATTCTGGAATTCTGGTTCTGGATTTGAGCAGGCACATTTCCGATCTGTAGATGCAGATGGATTGTTTGATGTTCTCGCCAAAACAAATGCATCTTTATATTCTTTGCAACTTCCGGATGAATTGCCTCCAGAACAATATCGAGATCAAGTAAAGACCTTTGATATTCCAGATCGTAATTTTGAGGATACATTTTCACTTGTATCTCAAATGGATTTGGTGATTACTTCCTGTACTTCTATTGCTCATATTGCAGCAGCACAAGGAAAAGAAGTTTGTGTCTTTGTGCCGATTATGGAGTACTATGTCTGGACAAGTTCTACTGATAAATCTTGGTGGTACGGAGATAATGTTCATATGTTCAAACAACAGCAAACAAGAAAATGGGATAAACCTTTGAAAGATTTGGAGAAGTTTTTAAATGATAGAGCAGTATGACCTTTCTTATTTAAATCTTAAAAGTATTCAAAATTTTTTATATTCAACTCAAACAAATGAACATGGATTAATTACTAAAGGTAAGTCCAGTTTTAATTTTGGAATGCCAATTTTAATGTACTCTGAACTGCAAAGTTTAAATAAAATTATCAAAAAGTATGTTAGAATATATTGTGAAAAGCATAAAATTACAAAACTTAAATTTATTAATAGTTGGTTTAATATTACGGAACCTGGAAGTAAGTTAAAACCACATAATCATAGTGGTGGTGAAGAAAGTATTTTAAGCGGAGCATTTTATGTCTCTGTTGGTGAAAATTCAGTTCCGCTATTGTTTCCCGATATAGATACTTCAATTAAACCTTATTCTGGATTACTGGTCATCTTTTCAAGTGATTTGGTTCATTATACAGAAGAAGAAAAAGAGCAAAGAATAGTTATTAGTTTCAATACAGATTATGAAGAAAGCACTCGTTACACTGGACATTAATTACAATAAAGACATTACCAATCTTACATATCCTTATATGAGGAAATATGCAGAAAAGATTGGTGCTGATTTTGTGATTATGAATGAGAGAAAGTTTCCACATCTTTCTCCGAATATGGAAAAGTTCCAGTTATATGAAATTGGAGCAAACTATGATTGGACTATTTTTCTGGATGCTGATGCTCTGGTTCATCCAAACTGTCCAGATTTGACTGAAATCTTTGATAAGGATTGTGTAATCTTCAATCGATATGACTATTATCCTTTTAGATTTAAGCATAATAACTATGCAAGAAGAGATAATAGAAATATTGCTGCAACAACTTGGGTATGTGTATTCAGTGATTGGACTCGACATGCATGGAAACCTCATGAGGACCCGGAGCAGTTTGTAGATCAGATCAATCCAATGGATTTAGAAAAGAACTTTGGTTATACTCCTGGTCATATTCTTGATGATTATTTGGTAAGTCGTAATATTGCAAAGTATGGATTAAAGGTAGAAACATTCCATCAGTTAATACCGAAAGATGGAAAAATGAACTATTGGTTTAATCACGATTTTTGTATTTCCGAAGAAGATAAAATCAACCTTCTTCATATGTGGATAGATAAGATTGAAAGGGGTTCTTATCGTGAAGAACAACAAATAGATGAACAACTATGGGCTTGGAAGAGAGGTATGCTATGAAGTTTTTATTTTTAGTCGGTTCTGCACTTAAGCATTTTCAAGAGGATAAGTTTAGTGCTTATAGTGAAGAGCAAAGATTTGAACAAACACTGGAAACAATTAAGTCAGTTAGAGAAAAAGTACCCAACTCTTATATTATTTTGTTTGAGTGTTCTTCTACATCTATAGAAGAAAGGCACAAAGAAATCTTAAGAAAGGAGTGTGATTTGTTTCTAGAGTTTTATGATGAACCAGGTCTGAAAGCACTTTATGCGAATATTCAAAAAGACTCAAAGTACATTACTTATGGAAAATCCTTATTGGAAACAAGAGGATTATTGAATACTCTTTACTTCATTCGGCAGCATAATTTATTTAATGATAGTCAAAGAGTTTTTAAATTGACCGGAAGATATTTACTTAATGATGATTTTGATATTCAAGATTATCAAAGTAAATTTTTAGAAAATTATTATGTAATTAAAAAATATGATTATCTAACTGAAGAGCAAGAAAATTTTGATGAGAAAGAATTAGAAAATGTTTATGCCTATCTTTATGGTGCTAAAGGAATGATGGTGACCGGGTTATGGTCTTTTGATAGAATGTTATTTAATGAAATTATAGAGTCTCTTGAAAAGTCATTTTTGTATTTGGAACGAATGATGCAATATACTGCAGGAACGGACATAGAACATTCTTTGTACAGATTTTTAAATAAGAAAAACATGATAACTATTCCTAATTTAGGATTAAGTGTTATTAAAGGAATGGAAGGAGTTCAATATAACATATGAAACTAGCAATTTTTTATCACATTTCTCAAATTGGGTTTGCTGCTTTTATGTATCAATCCCAAGTTCATAGACTTTATACTTCGGGATTGATTAAAGAAGCATCTCATATTCACTTTGGTGTGAATGGTGAGCAGGAGATGTTTAATGTTCCGGAAAAAACAATTGTAAAAGTTAATACAAATTGGAAAGAGGAAACTGAAACTTTGATGTCTTTAAGAGATTTTTGTAAAGAAAATCCAGACTATAAAGTTCTTTATTTTCATATGAAGGGATTGACCCACCAAAGTATGAATGGTGAGAGTTGGAGATTAATGATGGAATACTTTGTGATTGATAAGTGGAAAGAGTGTGTTGAGCAGTTAGATAATCATGATGCCGTTGGAAGTAATCTTAAGATTTTAGGACCAACTACTTGGAGTGATGGAAGACAATCTTGGGAGAAGGCAGGGACAAAGCATTTTGTCGGAAACTTTTGGTGGGCAAACGCTTCCTATGTAAATACTCTAGACAATACTTTTTTGAATTCTAATTTTAGATTAGATAGAGAATTCTGGATTGGGACTGGAGATGGAAACATGAAATCTTTATATCAACCAGAAGATTATGAACCATATCAATACTTTTATAGAGAGGTAGATTATGTCTAAATTTAGGTCTTGTGGTGAATGTACTGCTTGTTGTTCTTGGTTAGTTGGTGATGCTTTTGGATGGGAATTTGGATGTGGAAAATCATGTAAATTTTTAGAAGAAGGTAAGTGTGGAGTTCATAAGGCACGACCAGAGGTTTGTAGAAATTATCAGTGCGCCTGGAGTCAATATTTACTTCCCGAAGAAATGAGACCTGATAAGTGCAATGTATTAATTTCCGTAGAACAAAATGAAAATGGTCAGTATCTAAAGGTTCTTCCGATAAATAATAAAGAAATAAGTAACGAAATGGTAGAATGGTTAAAAAATTGGAGTGAGAAAATGAATACTCCAATAGTTATTTCCAAGTAAAAATATTCCCACTCCAATGCCAACATTTTATAACTTTACACAAGACGGTCTTAGATATAGTTTTGATGATGTTTTTGTTAAGGCAGATCCGTTTCGTCAAGGAAATTTGTGGAACTGGGGTAGGGGCGTAGCAGGAGCTCTTGGAAATTATACTGGTCCTTCTTTTGTAAGTACTCCGACTACTACATTTGTTGGTGGTAGTAATTGGAAACAAGTAAGTACCGGAGGTCTTCATACAGTAGCAGTCAAAACCGATGGAACCCTATGGACTTGGGGATATAATCGTGATGGGCAACTTGGAAATGCATCAACAACCATTAGAGATACTCCAGTAACTACATTTTCTGGAGGAACTGATTGGAAACAAGTAGAAGGTGGATGCACTCATACAGTAGCTATTAAAATTGATGGGACTTTATGGACCTGGGGGCAAAATGATCAGGGACAACTTGGAGTATATGGTAGGGTTAATTCATCTACTCCAATCACTACTTTTGTTGGAGGAACTAATTGGAAGTCAATTGCTGCCGGATATTCGTATTCTTCGGCAATTAAAACCGATGGAACTTTGTGGTCTTGGGGGTATGCTTATTTTGGTCAATTAGGTACAGGACCAACTTATACACCTATTAGATCCACCCCACAGACAACATTTGCCGGAGGAACTAACTGGGCAGATACTCCAACAACTAATCCTGAAGATCTTTATACCTTAAGTGCTGGAAATAATCATACGGCAGCAATCAAGACTGATGGAACCCTATGGACTTGGGGTGAAGCAAATGTAGGAAAACTTGGAAATGGTGCTACAGCAACTTCTGGGCAAAATTTTGTAACCACTCCAATCACCACCTTTGCTGGAGGGACCAATTGGAAACAAGTAAGTGGTAGTGGAGATTATAAGGCAGCAATTAAAACCGATGGAACCTTATGGACTTGGGGTTTTGGAAGTTCTGGTCAACTTGGAAATGCAGTTACAACAATTAGTATATCAACTCCTATTACAACATTTGCCGGAGGAACCAACTGGAAACAGGTAAGTGGTGGAGGTTCGACTATGGCAGCAATCAAAACTGACGGAACCTTATGGACTTGGGGTAATGGAACTAATGGGCGACTTGGAAATGGAGTAACAACAGGTAATATATCAACTCCAATCACCACATTTGCAGGAGGAACTAATTGGAAGCAAGTAAGTACTGGTGGTGCTCATACCACAGCAATCAAAACTGATGGAACCTTATGGGCTTGGGGTCGTAGTTTATTTGGAGGACTCGGAAATGCAGCAGTAGCAAATAGTTCCACTCCAGTCACCACCTTTGCTGGTGGAACCAATTGGAAACAAGTGAGTTCTGGTGGTTATCATACAGCAGCAATTAAAACTGACGGAACTCTTTGGATTTGGGGTGGTGGTCCAATTGGAACCCTTGGAAATACTGATGGGGGTAATAGTTCCACTCCAGTCACCACCTTTGCTGGTGGAACCAATTGGAAACAAGTGAGTGCCGGAAATAGACATACTGCGGCAATCAAAACCGATGGTACTCTATGGACTTGGGGCATTGGTGAAACAGGAGAACTTGGAAATGCTAATGGATTTCTAGATTTTGACACCCCTACCGAGTATTTTTCCGCATCCACTCCAATCACAACATTTGCCGGTGGTAACAACTGGACACAAGTCATTGCTGGAAATTCTCATACGACAGCTTTGAACAATAATAATCAATTGTATACTTGGGGATATGCTCGATATGGTCAACTTGGAGATACATTTTATGTTCAAATTAATGATATTCCGAGAAAAGTAGGAGGAGACACTAACTGGAAACAAGTATCTTGCTCATATCATTCCTCTGCAGCAGTCAAAACCGATGGAACTTTATGGACTTGGGGAGCTAATGGGCAAGCTCAACTTGGAACTTCTAAATTATATCAGAGTAGTGCCGAACCAATCACCACCTTTGCCGGAGGAACAGACTGGAAACAAGTCAGTGCTGGTGGATATTACACCGTAAATATGATGGCAGCAATTAAAAATGATGGAACCCTATGGACTTGGGGTAATGGGTATTATGGAATACTTGGAAATGCAAAGGCACCTCTTTCTAGTGCTCCCGATATTGAACTTTATGTATCCACTCCGATCACCACCTTTGCCGGAGGAGCAACTTGGAAACAAGTGAGTTGTGGTGGATATCACATGGCAGCAGTTAAAACCAACGGAACTCTTTGGACTTGGGGAAGTGATACACAAGACCAATTGGGCACTGGATATCAATTTGCTCAAGCAGGCATTACTTATGCATCCACTCCGGTTACAACATTTTTGGGTGGAAGTAATTGGAAGTCCGTTGGTTCTTCTGGAGGATATCGTGTTTGTGCCATAGAAAGCGTTGATCCTACTTATAATCTACCGGATTTGTTTAGTTTATTTACTTGGGGTTATGGGCAACTTGGACAACTTGGAAATAATGATGTATCGGGTGATAGATCCACTCCAGTCACCACATTTGCTGGAGGATCTAATTGGAGACAAATAAGTTCTGGGAGAGAACATGTAGCAGCAATCAAGATAGATGGAACTCTATGGACTTGGGGAAGAGGATTTAATGGAGTTCTTGGAACTAGAGATACGATTAATAGATCAACTCCAGTAACTACATTTGCTGGAGGAACTAATTGGAAGCAAGTTAGTGTTGGAAATTTATCTCACATAGCAGCGATAAAAACCGATGGAACTTTATGGACTTGGGGTAATGGACAATCTGGGGTTCTTGGAAATGGAATTACGACAGGTATTAGATCTACTCCAGTTACCACCTTTGCTGGTGGAACTAACTGGAAGCAAGTGAGTGCTAAAAATGCTCATACTGCAGCAATTAAGACTGATGGAACTCTGTGGATTTGGGGTCCGAGAGATTTTGGAAAACTTGGAAATGCAACTATATCAGGTAGCGTATCTACTCCAGTCACAACATTTACCGGAGGAACCAATTGGAAACAAGTCAGTGTTGGAGGTGATCATACAACTGCAATCAAGACCGATGGAACTTTATGGACTTGGGGATTTGTTTACGGTAGTGTTTCTTCTGGGTTTAATGTAACTATATCAACTCCGGTCACCACATTTGCTGGAGGAACTAATTGGAGATATGTCAGTGCTGGAGATTTACATTCAGCAGCAACCAAGACCGATGGAACTTTATGGACCTGGGGTTATGAAAGTGAGGGGCAACTTGGAACTAATGGTACGATCAATAGTAATAGTTACACCCCAGTAACTACATTTGCCGGAGGAACTAATTGGAGACAAGTCAGTGCTAATAGAAATAGTACAGCAGCAATTAAGACTGATGGAACTCTATGGACTTGGGGAGATAATGCCTTTTTACAACTTGGAAATGCTACTACTACTAATAGATCAACTCCAGTTACAACATTTGCCGGAGGTACTAACTGGGAACAAGTCAGTTCTGGAAGTCGCCTTGTAGCAGCAATTGCAAAAAATTAATCACAATTTGTGCTATAATATATAATAAAAAGCAATAAAATATGAGAACATTGTATTTTCTTGGAGGTCTTCCGAGAAGTGGATCTACTTTACTTGGATCACTTTTAAATCAACATCCAGACATTTATGTATCACCAACTTCTCCTTTGGGTGATGTTGTAACTGATATTGAAAAATCATTCAATAGACTTGATATTCAATTTACTTTTGATCGCAAGAAAATCTCTTATAATGTTTATAAAGCAGTTCTTGCTAACTTTTATAATCATATTCCAAAATCAACAATCCTAGATAAACATAGATTTTGGGGAAAGAACCTTGATACAGTTCAGATATTTCTTTCCAATAAACCAAAGATTGTAGCAACATATCGTTCTATTCCAGAAGTTCTCACATCTTATATTTCATTGATTGAAAGAACAGATCATAAAGAAAATTTTATTGATAATCATTTAAGAAAAGATAATTTACCAATCACAAATAATAATCGTGCCGAATATATTTGGAGATATTATGTTTCTCCTTCTTATGAGAGTATGATTTATGGACTCAATAAATATCCAGATTGGGTCCATTTGGTTGAATATAATAGTCTTGTAGAAAATCCAGAAGAAGAACTCAATAAAATCTATGAGTTTTTAGAAGTTCCTTCTCATACAAATACATTTAACAATATTGAAAATGCCTGCGGAGAACAGAAAGATGATCAGTGGGGTCTTCTTGGTCTTCACGATATAAGACCAAATCTTTCTAAAATTTCTCAAAATCCTATTGATGTCATAGGAGAGGAAAATGTAAAAATTTATTCTAAATTTGATTTATGAAATCTCATTTATTAGTAGTTCTTCAAACACATTCAAAAGGAAATAGAGACGACTCTCAAGTAAGATATTGTAATGCTCCAAAAATAGAAGTCTGTTCTCGATGTGTATATTCCTTGATTGATAGTTTAAATTATGCACAAGAACAATATCCAAATTATGAAATAGAATTACAAATCTTTGATGATCATTCGGATCAAGAGTTCCTAGATATTCTTCAGAGACTTATTGATACTGCAAAATTTAAAATTAACTTAACACATCTTGAAACTTATGGTATAATGCCTTCTATACTTCGTTGTTATGAGCACGGAAGAGACTATGGAAGTGACTGGGTGTATTTTGTTCAGGATGATTTTCTACATCAACAAAATTCAATTGAACTAATGATACATGCAATTAATCAGTTCAGTTGCAACCTGAGTGCTCCTGCAAGTGTGTTTCCTTTTAATAAACCTGCAGAGTATCACCAGGCAGAAAATACTGCAGTTCCTTGCCAAATTGTAGTGTCAAAAGATAGATACTGGAGAACAAACATTCATCCAGCATTCACATTAATGACACATATTGATATTATAAAAAAACATTGGGATTTGTTTTATAAAATGGGAACAAGCGAAGTATCAGAAACAATGGAATTGGACAGTGTTTGTAAGATTTATTATGAGAAAGGATATTACTGCTTTACACCTATTCCATCATTAGTTCTTCACATGCAGACAGAATGGGATAAGGATTTCTTTATTGATTGGAAATCTTGGTGGAATGAATACAGTTTAGATAAGTTAGAAAATTATGTTTAATCACATACCACTACCAAATCCTGGTGTAACATCAGGTATTCTTCCTGAAGAACTTTACGATATTCTTATGAATGAGATTGAAGAAATTCAATCTGATTGGAAAAATCATGAAAAATGGAATGATGGACTTGCCGGAAATATAGAAAAGCAATTTGGTCTTCCAAAGTCTCTTCCATATCTTGAACCATTTATGAATTTGATGTGTAAGTCTTATGGTGAACATTGGAACTTTTTAAGAAAGACTGGAGATTTTCATTTTGAATCTGGAAATCTTTGGGTCAATTTTCAAAAAAAGAATGAGTTTAATCCGGTTCATCATCATGGAGGAACATTCAGTTTTGTTTGTTGGTTGAAGGTTCCATACAAAGTGGAGAATGAATTAAATGCTCCTCATGTAAAAGAGTCAAAAAATAAAGCGGCATCAGCGTTTCAATTTTTATATCCAAATATTCTTGGAAATTTAACTCTTGAAACCTTATATGTTGATCATGATTGGGAAAGAAGAATAGTGTTATTCCCGGCACACTTATCACATTGCGTTTATCCATTCACTACAAGTGATGATTTTAGAATTTCTATCTCCGGTAATTTAGTATGAAAAAAATTCAAGTATTTTTAAGGCATTGTTATTATTCCAAAATTCAAGAAAGTCCCGGAAAACAAAGACCAAAATGGTGGGATAAAGAAAAAGTATTTCAGAATTTTAAGAACACCCTGAATCCAGAAACGACAGATTATACAATCGTATATGATGAGCATTATGGAGAAAGGCAAGATACATTCCTAAAGAATGAATCCAATGTTTATGAGGTCGATTGTGGAAAAGAATCTCAAAGTTTTATTAAAACAGTAAATCATATTCTTTCCCAAAACTTTGATGACGAAACTGTAATTTATTTTGTAGAAGACGATTATGTCCATCGTTCTGGTTGGGATAAAATTCTTTTGGATGGATTTACCTTACCAGTTGAGTATGTAACTCTTTATGATCATGGTGATAAGTATCAGGAGATGTATAAGGATTTTATGACCAAGGTTCTTCATACTGAATTATCTCATTGGATGCCGGTTCCATCCACAACTAATACCTTTGCAACTAAATTTAAATTTTTAAAAGAAGACAAAACGACTCATATCAAATACTCAATAAATTATGAACCATCATATGATCATGGTAAATTTTTGGAACTACATAGTAATGGAAGAAATTTAATATCTTGTATTCCTGGGTATTCAACACACTGCGAATCAAATTTATTATCACCCTGCATTGATTGGAAATCGTACCTATAGTGGCACATTTAGAACAAAGAAATTTTATAAAAAAAATAAAAACAAAGTTTCCAGATTTTTTTACTACTAAAATAGTATTAGAAATAGGTAGTTTGTATCTTAACGGAACAATTAGAGATTTTTTTAATAAATGTACCTATGTTGGTTTGGATATTATTAAGGGACCTTGTGTAGATATTATTTGTTCGGGGGAAAGTTATAATGCTCCCGATCAATCTTATGATGTAGTTTGCTCTACAGAATGTTTTGAACATACTCCTAAATGGGTTGACATATTTCAAAACATGATAAGATTGTGTAAAACTGATGGATTAGTTTTTTTTACTTGTGCATCTGAAGGAAGACCAGAGCATGGAACTCATAATAATGATCCTGGAGCATCATTATTAACTTTGGATTATTATAAAAATTTAAATGAAATAGATTTCACTTCAAAAATAAATTTTCAAGATTATTTTTCAGAATATCATTTTGAATATGATAGCAATAGTTTTGATTTATATTTTTATGGAATAAGATCTTCTAAAAATTACACAAATTTTAAAACTCATATGAATTGGAAAGATGTACCTGGATTTTTTGATTCAGATTTAGCATATAAATTAGCGGTAAATACTTTTCCCGAAGGATCTGTCTTTGTTGAGATAGGTTCTTGGATGGGAAAATCTGCTTCTTGTTTGGGGCAACTGATTAAAGAGTCCCAGAAGAGTATAAAGGTTTATGCGGTCGATACATTTGAAGGTAGTGAAGAACACACAGAACTTATCAAAGATATCGAAGATCATTCATCTTCTTTACTAAAACTTTTTAAGACATATACTTCATTGTGTGGAGTATCAAATATTGTGACTCCCATTCAGGGAGCAAGTTTAGATGTGGCATCTAAATTTAAAGATGAGAGTATTGATTTTATCTTTATCGATGCTTCACATGACTATGAAAATGTTTTAGCGGACATCATTGCTTGGTATCCCAAACTTAAACCGGGTGGATTAATTGCCGGAGATGATTATGCTCCCTGTTGGGGTGGTGTCATTCAAGCAGTTAACGAATACTTTAAAAATAAAACCGTATTTTTTCTAAATGGAAATTTAGAATATACATATTCACAAAAAATTTGGCACTGGTGTCATACTAAACAATCAACTGGAGGTAAAAAAATGGACGTAACTCTTTATGCAATTTGTAAAAACGAAGAAAAAAATGTAGAAAAATTTATTGAGAACTCTAAAAAGTTCTCACATACTGTAGTAGTTGATACTGGAAGTACTGATAATACAGTTCAACTTTTGAAAGATGCTGGTATTACTGTACATGAACATCCACAGACAAGAGATGAGTTTGATTTTTCTGTCGCAAGAAATCAAGCACTTTCTTATGTTGAAACTGATTGGGCATTCTCTATAGATTTTAATGAGGATATTTCAGAATTATTTGTTGATGGTCTTGAAGTGATTGCTGAAGAATTTACTGCCTTTAAACATGAGAGGTATGATAAGACTGAAGGTGAAGAAGCAAAACCTGGACAAAATGCACATGTTAGGTTCCATAGAACTAAAAATTATACCTGGGCAAATGCAATTCACGAAACACCAATGTTTATACCAACGGAAAAATATTTAAATGAAGTTTCTGTTGAGACAACAATTAAAATCACCAAGGAAGTAGAATCACATAATATAGATAAGCAATTGTTTTATCTTTCAATTTGTGAAAGAGAATTTAAAAAAGATCCTTCCAATACTTATTTTCTTTGGTTTATTTTTAAACATTATTTTGAAGTTAAGAATTTCAAAAAAACTATTGAACTTGGAAAAGAATACCTGAATATTTCAAAACCATATTTTGATCCGACAAGAATTGATGTATTCATTATGACTAGTATTGCTATGATTAATGCCCAAGAAATTCAGAAAGCCGCAAACTATGCATTCCATGCCGTAAGTGAGGCAATGAATATTGGAGGTGAAGTTATGGGTAAAGCATTTATTCATCTACTAGAGGTTGGAAAACTTACACAAAATCCAAACATCATAGTGTTTGCTTCTGCTTTTGCTCAAGAAACTTTAAATTTAAAAGAAAGAACCGATGCAATTGATAAGTTATTCCTTACCAATCTTGATGATACTCCAGCAACAGCATGGATTGGGCATCGTCAATTTGCCGAATGGATTGTTAAGTATCTTAACCCCGAAGTAATTGTTGATCTTGGTGTTGATTATGGATTTTCTACCTTCTCCTTTGCCATTCCTAGAATCGGAAAGGTTTATGGTATCGATAACTTTAGTGGGGATGATTTTGTTGGACAGAAGGAGGCATATCCATTTGTATCCATGAAGAGAGAGAAGTTACATCTTCAAGATAATTTGGAGTTCATTAATGGTGACTTCAACGAAGTGGCAAAAACTTGGGATAAACAAATTGATATTCTTCACATTGATGGTAGTCATCATTATGAGGATGTAAAGAAAGATTTTGAAACCTGGACTAAGTTTTTAAATGATGATGGAGTTATTCTACTTCATGATACTTGTATTGAAAATTTAAATGGTAATGAGTATGGTGTGAAGAAATTCTTTGATGAAATTGATCTTCCCAAATGTACTTTTACACACTGCTATGGTCTGGGTGTTGTTTCTAAAAATGAGAAACTAATTGAGATGATCAAAAATACATTTAATCTATGAGGATTGCCCTTGAAAAAGGTTTATGGGAATCTGATTTTTTACTGAAAGAAATTTTACCAAAAGGAGAAGTTTCCCATAACTTAAATGAACGTGGTGAGGTTTTAATCTTTGCCTCTAGAGCACATTCATTTAATGAGATTTTATCAATAGTTGAAAAATTAAAACCAAGGATTATAATTTGCCTTTCTGATGAGTTGATTGTAGAAGACCTACAACAATTTAATCAGTTAGGTAATTATTGTGATTTATTCTTGAGACAATATCATCATCCACAGTATACTTATACTTCGAATACAATTCATATTCCTCTTGGATGTACGAATGGGTGTAAAGTTTTTAATGAAAGTAAGGTTTTGAATTGGTCTTTTCTTGGAGAAATTAAAAATGATAGACAAGAAATGTTAAATGAGTTTCATAAAATTTCAAAAAACTTTGTTGGAAGATCCGCACCAAAAGATTTGATGTGTAAGATATATTCCAAGTCTATCTTTGTTCCTTGTGGTCGTGGTAACTCTTCATTAGATTGCTTTCGCCTTTATGAGGCATCTATGAATGGTGCCATTCCTGTTGTAGTTGGTTCAAAGGAAGAAATAGAATGCACCTTTATGTACGAAGAAAATCCTCCTTGGGTATTTGCGGAAACTTGGGGCGAGGCAGTGAAAAAGTGTCAATCCATGTTAGAATATGGTATGAACAATACATCAATCTTAAATTGGTGGGAAAATAGAATTCAAAAAATTAAAAGCAAAGTACTAGAAGTATTATGAAAATTGTAATACCGGTTTCTGTGGGAGAGTTATTAGATAAAATTTCTATTCTCCAAATCAAATCTCTTTTTACCGATGATGAATATGTTCAAAAAGAATTGGAAGAGTTAAATTTAATTAAAAGTACTCTTACTCAATATACTTTAGAATATGAAGTGAGATTAAAAGTGGTGAATGAGAAACTTTGGAAAATAGAAGACAGGTTGAGAAAATTGGAGAAAGAACAAAGATTTGACGAAGAGTTTATTGAACTTGCTCGTAGTGTTTATATTACCAATGATGAAAGGTCTGAAATAAAAAGAAAAATAAATGAGTTAACTAACTCCGATTATAAAGAAATCAAATGTTATGCGACTTCTGATTGATTAAAAAACATGCTATAATATAACTAATAAATATCCACAATGAAACCTTTTTAATAATTCATATGAATTTTGTAAAGCTTGCCATAGAAAATGGTGGTAGTATTCATCCATTAGTCATTCCATCAAAAGAGTTGAAAGGTCCTGCTCTAACTAATCCATCGATATATCTGGATGGTGACAAGATCTTGGTCAATCTCAGAAATATTAACTATACTCTATATCATTCCGAAAAGAAGAAGTTTGAACATCACTGGGGTCCCCTAGTTTATATTCACCCAGAGAACGATTGTCGTCTTCGCACTAAAAATATTATGTGCGAAATGGATGAAAATATGAGAATTAAGAGATATCATCATATTGATACTTCAAAATTCCCTGACAAAGAGCTTTGGGAGTTTGTTGGTCTAGAGGACTGTAGGATTGTTCGTTGGGATGGTAAATTATATATCTGTGGTGTCCGTAGAGATCTGGACACTATCGGTACTGGAAGAATGGAACTGTCTGAAATTGAAATTACAGAAGATGGCGTAAAAGAAATTAGTCAATATCGAATTCCTATTCCAGGTCATGATGTTAATGGAGGATCCTATTGTGAAAAGAATTGGATGCCTATTGTTGACATGCCATTCCATTTTATCAAGTGGACTAATGGGACAGAAATCGTTAAGTTTAATATTAATGATGGCACAACAGAACAATATAAATTAACAGGATGGAGAAATCTTAATTGCATAGATCTTCGTGGAGGATCTCAAGTTATTCCTTTAGATGATGAGCATAGATTTTGTCTTAATCATGAAACGTATTTGACTAGAAGTGAGCAAGATAGAAAGGATGGAGTATATCGTCACCGATTTGTTGTTTGGGATGATGATTGGGATATTGTTAAAGTTTCCAAGCAGTTTTCTTTCTTAAATGGTGAGATAGAATTCGCAGTTGGAATGACTGCATATAAAGATGATTATCTAATTACGTTTGGTTATCAGGACAATGCTGCTTTTCTTCTTCGAGTACCGCAAGAATTTGTTAAAAGATTTATTTTTGAACCATGATAATTTTTGATGTTGGTGCAAATACTGGAGAATCTACCAAAGAATATATTTCGGAAACAAATATAATATATGCATTTGAACCAATCCCACAATTGGTTGAGACTTATTTGTTGCCTTTACAATCAATAAATTATTTTATAATCCAAAAGGCAGTTTCTGATTTTGATGGAACTGCATCTTTTAATATTGCCAAACAAGACCCATCTTTGACAGATGGTTCATTGTTTGGATGTAGTTCTCTTTATGAGTTTTCTGATAATCTAGATCAAACTTGGCCTGGTAGACAAGATTTTGAAGTAACTCAAAAGATAGATGTTGATATAATCAGAATGGATACCTTTATAAAGGAAGCGCACATTGCTAAAATTGATTATCTTCATTGTGATACTCAAGGAAATGATTTGAAAGTTTTAAAATCTTTTGGTGAATACATTGGATTTTTAAATTCTGGTAAAATAGAATGCGTAAAACAGAATAGTTTATACAAAGATGTTGATAATGATTTAGATTCTGTGGTTGATTTTTTGAAGACCAATGGATTTCAAATTAATGAAGTTCAAAGTAATGATAGTTTTGATAATGAAGTAAACGTTATATTCTCACGATAATGAAAATAGCAGTTTGTTTATCTGGAGCAATTAAATATCCTGAAAAATCTTTGGCAAGTATTAAAAAGATTTATCCTAATGATTTTATAAAAGTCTTTATTCACACTTGGGAAATTGAAAACATTAAAGAATATGGTAGAGATAGTTTCAGTGGAAAAATGGGTCTTTCTGGAATCGATGTCTTATCAGAGTATCAATATGAAGATATTTTAATAGAAAATTACACTGAAAAGAGACATATCTTTCAGGATATGTTTGATACTTTACAGTTTAAAGAATCTCATAGAAAAGATGTTGGACTTATCAGTATGTATTATACACTCTTTAAAAGTAATCAATTAAAAATTTCATATGAAATCAAAAACAATATGATTTTTGATAGAGTTGTTCGTATGAGATTCGATAGTGATTTTAAAGATAAAGATTTAATATTAAATGAAAGTCCAGACTGCATTCAGATCCCATCCGGAAATGATTATGCCGGAATTAATGATCAGTTCGCTGTGGGTCCTTCGGAAGATATGGATCATTACTGTAATGTTTTCAATAAACTTGAGGATCTTAAAGATATGGAATATAATCCAGAAAGATTATTGATAACCTACTTTGATAGAAATCCTCTTAAAAACAAAGGAGTGCATAGGTTTGATTTTGACGTTGCAATAAATAATGGATAATAAAAGTTTTAGGTAATGAAAGTAGCAGTTTGTTTATCTGGAGCAATTAAACATCCTGAAAAATCTTTAGAAAGCCTTAAAAGAATTTATCCCAATGATTATCTAAAAGTTTTTATTCATACTTGGAAAATCAAAAGTAATGTGGACTATCATTCAGATAGTTTTAGTGGAAGTTCTGGTCTAGTTGACTTAAATATTCTTTCAGAGTATAATGCAGATGATATCTTAATAGAAAACTATAACATTAAAAGAAAAAAATTTAAATTTATGTATGAAAATTTAGAATTTTCATTTGAAGGTAGAGCTGATATTGGTGTTATGAGTATGTACTATTCTATTTTTAAATCCAATCAACTCAAACGTAAGTATGAGAGAAAAAATAAAATTTTATTTGATAAAGTTATTCGTATGAGATTTGATAGTGATTTCCGTGATAAAGATTTAATCCTCGATGAAAATATAAATGAGGTTCAAATTCCATTGGGAAAAGATTGGGCTGGGGTAAACGATCAATTTGCAATCGGCCCTTCCAAACAGATGAACATCTATTCAAATCTTTTTAATAAGATTGATAAATTGCAAGATGGATCTTACAACCCAGAAAGATTTTTAAGAGATTATCTATCTAGGAATGGTGTTTCTACTCAAAGATTTGAATTTCAAATCTATATTAATGGGGGAGATTTGTGAAAGTACTATTTGTTTTTTCATTTTCATATAATGAATACCTTGCCGACTGCATTTATCATGGATTAATTGATTCGGGCGTTGATGTATATGAAACTCATTATCCTGGATACATGATGAGTGATTATGAGGAACAATCCGGACAAGAACTTCGCGGTCTATATGGTAGGGGATTTACTCTTTATGGGAGAATGAATCACAAACCTCAGATTGATCCTCCTCATGTTATAATTGATAAGATAAGATCAAAATTTTATGATGTGATCATTTATGGATGCGTCTATACGCATTTTATGATCTGTGATAGGCAATGTTTAGATTATCTCGATGAAGTTAGATCTCATTATCCTAGATCAAAAGTTCATTTCGTTGATGGATCTGATGATATTACTCATTTTTCACAAGAATATAATCTAGATCAGTATGGTATTGTTTGGAAAAGAGAATTAACTGATTATGTGTATGGGAATCCAATCTCTTTTGCCATACCTGAAGGTATATTAAGAACAACTTCGACAAAAAAAGAAGAAATTTTTCCATCAAAAATCAAAAGTCCAATTCCAGGTTTTCATAGTGATCCAAAAAAATATACATTTGATAATGAGAAAGAATATTATGATGCGTATGCCAGTGCTTTTTATGGATTTACATGTAAGAAAATGGGATGGGATTGTATGAGGCACTATGAGATTCTTGCAAACAGAACCATTCCATATTTTTATGATCTAGAAAATTGTCCCGGAACAATTCTTACAGATTTTCCCAAGTATATGGTACTAGAAACAAACAAATATTCATGGAAAGGGCAAATTCCCTCTGATTATGAAGACTATAATGAATATCTGTTTTCTTATACTAAAAAGAATTTAACAACTAAAAAATTAGTGAGCAGATTTTTTTAGCATACATAAATGAGAGGAATTTAAAACGTGAATAAATTAGTAATTTTTGATCTTGATGGAGTTCTTATTGATAGTAGGGAGATGCATTATGATGCACTGAATACTGCATTAAGAAACGTTGGAAATGAATATGTAATTGGTATTGAAGAACATCTAAGCGTTTATGACGGTCTTCCCACTTCAAGAAAGCTTGCTATACTTACTGAAAAGAAGAGTCTACCTGTAGAAAAGCATCAACAAATCTGGCAGGATAAACAGAAAGCAACTCTTGAAATTTTTTCTGATCTAGAAAATGATTATGAGTTGATGCACTATTTTCAGCAACTAAAGCAGAGAGGATATCAAGTTGCAGTTGCAAGTAACAGTATTCGCAATACTGTTAAATTAGTTTTACTCAAATTAGGAGTATTGGAATTTGTTGATTACTATGTAAGTAATGAAGATGTTGTAAGAAATAAACCATTTCCAGAAATGTATTGGAAATGTATGACTGCTTGTAATGCACTTCCAAAAGATACTGTCATCTTTGAAGATAGTCATATCGGCAGGCAAGGTGCAATCGATAGTTGTGCTCACCTAATTGCAATTGAAAATAGACATGACCTAACTCAAGAAAAAATCAATAAGACTTTTAAAATCTTTGCCGCTAAAAAATTAACTATTGTTCCTTGGAAATCTGATAAAATGAATGTCCTTATTCCTATGGCAGGTGCTGGCAGTAGATTTGCCAGTGCTGGATACACATTTCCTAAACCATTGATTGAAGTTGATGGTAAACCAATGATTCAAGTTGTGGTTGAAAATTTGAACATTGAAGCAAACTATACTTTTATTGTTCAAAAAGAACACTACGAAAAATATAGTCTTCAATACCTACTAAATCTGATTGCGCCTAATTGCAATATTGTTCAGGTTGATGGAATAACTGAAGGTGCTGCCTGTACAACCCTCCTTGCCAAGGAGTTCATTAATAATGATGCACCATTGATAATGGCAAACTCTGACCAGTTTGTAGAGTGGAACAGTAATGAATGCCTCTATGCATTCAATGCTGACGGTATTGATGGTGGTATTGTCACCTTTAAGGCAACACATCCTAAATGGTCTTATGCAAAGATTGGTGATGATGGATTTGTTTCAGAGGTGGCAGAGAAGAAACCAATCAGTGATAATGCAACTGTCGGAATCTATTTCTGGAAGAAAGGATCTGACTATGTTAAATATGCAGAGCAGATGATTGAAAAGGATATTAGGACTAATAATGAGTTCTATGTTTGCCCTGTTTTTAATGAGGCAATTCAATCCGGAAAGAAGATTAGGGTAAAAGAAATTCAAAAAATGTGGGGTCTTGGAACTCCCGAAGATTTAAAATACTTCTTAAGTAACTATGAAAGAAACTAATTCAAAGCCATCGACTTATCATTCCGAATGGCAGCACAATCGGATAGAATTTATATTAAGTTTACATTCTCCAGACTTTTTTAAAGGTAAAAAGATTCTTGAGTTAGGATCATTTAATGGATACATTGGTAACTACTTTGCAGAAGTTTTAGAATCTGATGTAACTTCTATTGAAGGAAGATCTGAAAATGTATCTATAATTAAAAATGACTATCCTTTATTGAAAGTTGAATGTCGTGATTTGGACACTCCAGAGTGGATTTTTGGAAAGTATGATGTAATAATTAACTTTGGTTTGTACTATCATCTTGAAAATTATCATAAGGAGCATCTCATTAATTGTATTAATAATTGCAATCTTATGTTCTTTGAAACTGTTGTTCATGACTCTTTCGAATCTGAAATATTTTTTAGATCTGAATCGGGGAATGATCAATCTTTATCGAATAAGGGTGGTGCCCCATCAACATCTTATGTTGAAAATATTTTAAAAGAAAGCAACTGTAAATTTGTAAAACATTGTAATAGTAGATTGAATGGTGGTGCTCATCACTATGATTGGGAAGATAGGGACAGTAAAGTTGCAGATGGTCATGCTCGTCGTTTTTGGGTAATTGAAAATGAAACTGATTTCACACCGGGGTAATATTGACGGTTCGAATCCATTAGAAGAGAACAGACCTGAATACATTGAAAAGGCAATGTTGGAGGGATTTAATGTTGAAATTGATATTAGGTATGATACTTTTGATAAAAAATTATATCTTGGACATGATGAACCTCAATATGTTATTGATTGGTTTTGGTTGTCAAAATACAAAGATTTTCTTTGGATTCATTGTAAGAATATTGAAGCTCTTTATGAATTTTCTTATGGTACTAGTGGGTTTAATTACTTTTGGCATCAAGAAGACGATTATACTTTAACTAGTAAAAAATATATTTGGACTTATCCTGGAAAATCTTATACACCCAGATCTGTAATTGTAATGCCCGAGTGGAATATGGATATAGATACTTTATCAGATCTAAAAGTTTATAACTGTTTTGGAATCTGTAGTGATTATGTTGGGAGGATCAAATGAACGTTTCATTAATTTGTGCATGTAAAAACAGAAATAAAACTCTAAAAGTATCTCTTCAATCCTGGTTGAATTTTGATGAGATCAAAGAAATTATTATTGTCGATTGGAGTTCTGATGAATCATTAGATTATTTAACAGAACTCGACTCTAGAATTAAGGTAGTAACAGTTCCTAATAAAACATTTTTTAATCAACCACAACCTTTAAATTTGGCTGCGAGTCTTGCAACTGGAGACTCGATCATGAAGTTTGATATTGACTATATCATTAATCCATATTATAATTTCTTTGAATCATATAAGATAGATGAAACTTGTTTTCAATCTGGTGCTCGTAAAATAGAATATCTAAATGATAATGTCTATGAGATGAATTTTGATGATATTATGATGTATGCCAATGTTCATAATGCATACTTCAAATCTTTGATTGGTCTTCTTCATATTACACGGGAAAACTTTGAAAAGGTTGGAGGATATAATGAAGATTTAGGTGAGTTTTATGGATATGAAGATGAAGAACTCCAGATGCGTTTGGAGTTGATGGGATTAAAGCATAATAAACTTGTATACGACCACAATTTAATTCATATACCTCATCCAGATTCTAAAAGATTTGAGCACTTTAGGGGAGAAAATGAAGATATGTTCTCCCAATATGAAAGAAATCTTTCATCCCAATATAGTGGTGATACTTTAAAATATCAATTAGAATATGCAATAGCACAGTATCACATCCAACATAATAAAAAGTATTTTTCTAAAGTTACTGAATATTATGTTCAACAAAAAACTAAATGGAATATTAAACAACTAACCCCACAAAAGTATATTGCTACTGAAATGAATAATTTAGAAAATTTTCCTCCAGTTTACTATGTAACTCTAGAAGACTGTGTTGATAGGCAGAAGTTAATCGAAGATGAGTTTGGTAGGTATGGAATTACTCCTACTGCCATGATTTCCAAACGCTATGCTGATTCTAATGATAAAGTTACTGGAAAGTATCTTTATCAACTCACTGGTCCAACACAGGGTTGTATTGTTTCGCACCTGAAAGCAATTAAGCACTGGTATGAAACAAGTAGTTCTGATTATGCATTCTTCTGTGAGGATGATTTAAGTCTTAAGACTGTAGATTATTGGAACTTTAAGTGGGAAGAGTTTATTGAAAGACTTCCAGAAGATTGTGAATGTGTTCAGTTAATGGCAATTCGTGGTGACTTTGATGGAGTCTATTTCAGAGATCGAAAGTGGGATGACTGGTCTGAAACTGCTTACATAATGACCCGTGAGTATGCCAAAAAACTAATCGATAGTTATTGTATTGGTGATACATTCCATCTTGAACTTAAGGACCAGGATGTAATGCCGATTGGAGAAAACATTTTATTCACTGGCGTGGGTAGGGTGTATACATTTCCTATGTTTGTTGAAAATGTGGAAGTTCCAACCACAGATGTGAATGATCTTGAATTAGAAGATGGGCAAAAACCGAATCATGTTTATGCTTCCGAGTATGTACATAATTGGTGGAAAAACAATGGTAAACATGTAACTATAGAAGAACTTATGTCTGGTCAAGTAACGGAAGTATTAGAAAATTCTAAAAAAAATGTAGTAGATTGTTTTATTTACTTCAACGAGAAAGAACTATTAGAATTAAGGATTAACATCCTTAAGGATTATGTTGATAAGTTTGTTATTGCGGATGCAAACTATACTCATAGTGGAATACCAAAAGAATACACTCTTAAGAATACTATAAAGGAATTGGGACTTCCTGAAGATATTATCGAGGTCATTGAAGTTGATCTTTCTGAGTCTGCATTGGGTGGAGCTACTCCATATGAAAAGAAGTGGAGTCAAGAAGCAACAAAACAATCTAGAGAGAAGGTTCATAGAAATGCTCTTGCAAGATGTTTAAAGACTAATGATTTCGATGACGATACAATGTTTATTGTATCCGATTGCGACGAAATACTAGATCCTCAACATATTTCTATGTTACATGAACTGGCAAGGACACATCCAAACAACATCTATAAGGTTGATTTGGTACATCTTGAAGGTCGTGCTGATATGAGATCATACCACATAGAAACTGGCGAACCCAGAGAATGGAGGTACTCTTTGTTTGTTTGTATGAAGAAACAAGCAGAAAAAATAGGATTCACATACATCCGCGCTGATGAATTTAATCCCTTCCCCATTGTATGGCCTTATAGTGAAGGTGGATGGACTCCTGGAGGATCATATGAGCATGGAAGAAGAATGACTGATCTTGGATGGCACTTTAGTTGGATGGGGTCGAATGAAAATAGATTAAATAAAGCAAAATCATTCTGCCATGCTGATTGGAATTTTGATTTCCTCAATCACAAGAACTATTCCAGTGATGAAATGAAAGATTTTATGCTTAATTATGAGCATGTTGAGGGTCAAATTTGCCCATCGGGCATGAATGATTATATTATGAAACCATATCCTCTAGAAGATTTACCTCAGGCTATTTTTGATCTTCCTAAAGTTAAGAAGTTTTTATTGCCCGTTGGATCTGAAGTTTCTAAAAAGATTCCAAAAACTTTAATTCCAAGAGTTCCCAATCCAAAGAAAAAAGATCAGGAAATTAATCAAACTGACATAGAAGAACTTCTAACAAAGTTCTCTCTTGATACTGAAAATCCGGAAAGAAATTTTGATCTTGGTTTATGGTATGAAAAAGAAGGACATACTGCACCTTCACTTACATACTTTTTAAGGTGTGCAGAAAGAGCAGAGGATGATAATCTTGCATATGAAGCACTGATAAAATCTCATCATTCATATGATAGACAAGGAACTCGTGATGGCACTGCAGTTTCTCTCCTACAGCAAGCATTGTGCCTAATGCCGAAACGTCCGGAAGCATACTTTTTACTTGCAAGATTTCATGAAAGAAGACAGCAGTGGAATGATTCCTATAAGTATGCTTCTTTGGCACTTGACATCTGTGATTTCGATGTTCAACCTTTGATAAGTGAAGTTGAATATCCTGGTAAGTGTGGATTGTTATTCGAGAAGGCCATATCTGGATACTGGTGGGGTAAAGGAGACCAGACTAGAGCAATTTTTAAAGATCTTCTAGATAATTATGAGATGACTGAAGATTATAGAAAATCAGTTAAGGATAATCTAGACAGAATTAAGAAGAACGACCAAAAATGTTAGATTCTATACCTGTAATTGGAGTTCCTATTGTTAATGGATTCAAATGGATACAGAGATTAGTTTCTAGTATTGATTATCCAGTTGATAATTTAATCATCATTAATAATAATGGTAGGGGAGAACTAACAGAAGAATTAGATAATCTTTGCAAGATAAACTATTACTATATTAAAAATATTAAAGTTTGTCATCTTCCTGCAAATATAGGAGTTTCTGGAGCATGGAATTTAATAATTAAATGCTACATGAATGCTCCTTATTGGATGATTGTAAATAATGATGTTTCTTTTACTTCTGGATTTTTAAAAAGTTTTATTGAGAATGCCGAAGATCCGGAAACTGGAATTGTTTTTGCAAATTCATCGATGTCTTATGATCTTTTTTTATTGAAAGATTGGGTTGTTCAAAAAGTTGGACTGTTTGATGAGAATTGTTATCCAGCTTATGTTGAAGACGTTGATTATTATATTCGATGTAGTAATGCTGATATTAAAACAATCAGCGCAGGTCTTTCTTATTTTCATGGAGAAGGAGAAAACACTTACGATACAACAGGATCTCAAACTTGGAGAATTGACCCTTCATTGCGAGAAAAATTGGATCACAGTCGACTTCAAAATGAATACTACATGTACCACAAATGGGGATCAAATTGGCACGATACTGCGGGATCTTGGGGTCCTAATAGAGAAACAGTTACTTATGATATTCCATTTAATAATCAAGCTCTAAAGGATCTTCCTTTAAGTTATACTTTTTATGATTTAAATTTTGTTAGAGATAAACATTTAGGATTTTAAAACTATGAATTTTACAATTTATTCTAAAGAGGGATGCCCTTACTGCGAAAAGATTAAAAAAGTTTTCGAGTTGACAAATTTGAGATTTATAGTGTATACTTTAGATACTCATTTTACGAAAGAAGAATTTTATTCTGAATTTGGTAATAATTCAACTTTTCCACAAGTTATTTGTGATGATAAAAAGTTGGGAGGGTGTACGGATACGATCAAGTATCTTAAAGAAAATAATATTGTTTAATGAGCAGCATAAATAAAAGTAATCACGTTAATCGTGGTGTTGAAATTTTTCTTAATGGAGGAAAAAAAAGGCAACCTAAAAATTTTCACATTATTTATGAAAAACTGGTCATCTTTCTTCAAAGGGAAGTAACCATTTATTTTGAATTTTCCTTAACGTTTAGGAAAAAAAGTTATTCTCCAGGAGAAAAAAATGTTAGCAACTAGTTTAGTTTTTGGCTCAATATTAGTTTTTCTTTTTTTTATAGTAGGAATAATGGGAGGTTGGGTTGCTAGAGAATACATGATGAACTATCAGGAAGGTCCTCAGCTACATCCTGAATTTTTTGATACAAATGGGAATGTTATTCCTGACGAAGTAATTGCATTTAGGTTTGAAAACGATTATGACTACGACGACAGCGAAGACGAAGACTAAAAAAACTGAATCTCCTATTGAAGATTTACCAACAAATCCATTTACTTTTGAAGTTTTGGCAGTGGTATCTAAACAAAGGACAAATGCCAGAAAAATTGAGGCATTGAAAAAGTTTGAGCATCCATCATTAAAATCCCTTTTTATTTGGAATTTTGATGAATCTGTAATTTCGATGCTTCCCGAAGGTGAAGTTCCCTATGCCAGCGTAGGTGAACAAAATTCTTTCAGTGGAACCATAAGTGGAAAAATTAGTGATGCTGTAAATAAGATGACAGAATTAAATTCTTCTTCTTTAGGAGCATCTGATCAGGGAAAGTCTTCTATTAGAAAAGAATATCAAAGATTTTATAACTTTGTAAAGGGTGGTAATGATGGATTGAGTTCTCTTCGTAGAGAAACAATGTTTATTAATGTTCTTCAAGGACTTCATCCACTTGAAGCCGAAATTCTTTGCCTTGTTAAGGATAAGAATCTGCAATCAAAATATAAAATTACAAAAGATCTTGTGAGTAGTGCTTATCCTGATATTAACTGGGGTAATAGAAGTTAATTGATTATTATTGGAGAATGTAATTTTGGAAAATAAATTAATAAAAGAAAAGATGCCAATGGAAAATGAAAAGGCGTCCGATAGAGAAAAAAGTTTAGAAACTTGGTCACCACAAGAAAAAGAAACTTTTAAATCTCGTTATGGATGCGAGATTTTAAAACAAAATTGTACTTTAGAAGAGGCAAAGGACATCCAAGTTCCCAATGACGCTTATATTGTAACTTATTTTTATAATGATAAAGTTTGCTATGATTTAACTAGAGCATCGAAGAGAGTTAATATTTTTGATATGTACTATGATAATCTTGGACTAGTAATTAGGAGTATTGATTTTGGTTACGGAAGAATAAACCCTAGGATTTGGGGAATTCAGGCACCTAAAACTAAAAAGAGAAAGTGATTACCCAAATACCCGGAAAAATTTCCGGGTATTTTTTTGTCTCTTAAGGCTTTAAAAATTGTAACATTTTATACAAAAAAACTTGACTATATAAGATGAAAGGGATATAATATATCTCTAACGTTCATCTGGAGTATCCAGACGGAAGTAAGCCGACTCGGAACGGATCGTTCATTCTCTATTTGCGAATAGAGAACGCAAAAGCCGACTGAAGGAACGCTCTTTAACCTAAACCATTAAGGAGGAACCTAATGTCACAAGTAGCAATGAAAAAACTTAATTTTCTGCAACTAATTAAAGAACAAAAACAAAAAGAAGAACGTCGTCATCAGGCACAATTAGCGCAACTAATCGGAGCAAAGTAATGGCACAGTTCATAGTCACAACGAGTGCCGGAATCGCTCTATTGACTATTCTTTTATCAATGTACATTCAGTGGCTTTATAAGTAAATGAACTTAGGGGGGATTGACTTCCCCCCTTTTTTTGTATAAAATATTAGTAACTTTATTTTGAGTATGGACAAAGAAAAAATAAAATTAATTATCAGAAATATGGAATTGCTTTTAGACAGCTTAAAGGTAGAAGTTTTGTCCGATGATCTACCCCATAAGATTTCTGAAATAAAACCAGAAGATATGGATTATGATGAGGTTTTCTATGGATAATACATATCATAGATATCTCAATTTACCCTTTCAAATTGAACCTCCAAAAATGTTTGAAGAACATGGAGAAATTGTCAAACATCATATTTTAAATGAATTAAAGTATCCTGATATTGATAAGTTTTTTGGTCAATTTGGGTTAATTTGTGCTCGTAAAGAGTGTTTTTATACTCCTCCATATGGAAAAGTTCCAATTCATACCGATCATGGAACTTATACTAATCACGTTAAACTTAACGTAACTTGGGGTCCAGAAGAGGGTGTAATTCAATGGTGGAAATCAGACATTGTTGAAGAGAAAGTCATCGATGGTGGCATTAAAAATACTGATGCATATCATCACAATTTATGGGCAAAGGAAGAGGACTGTACACTTTTATATGAAGCAAATACAAATGTTCCTAGTTTAGTGAATGTTGGTATTCTTCACGGTACTAATAATCCAACTCCATATCCAAGGTGGACATTATGCTTCGTTCCATGGAATCCAAGGAAATCATCAAGAGATAGAAATACATCTGGTATGGTTCATTGGAACGAAGGAATGCAAATTTTTAAAGATTATATTGTCAATGAATAAATTTCATAGGTATTTAAATATTCCAAATTATATTCCAAGAATAGATTTTTCACAGTGGAAAACTGATGGATTTCAATGGCATGAATTTCATAAAAATTTATCTTTGGATGACCTTGGCAATCTTAAAATTGCCAGATTTCTAGATCGTTTAGGCATGAGTAGTGATTGGATAGAAGTATTCTACACTCCTCCAAATAGTTCTGGAATTATTCACTCTGATAATGGTTTGGGTGATGACTGGGCAAAGATTATTTACCAATTCGGTGCCAAAGGAAGCACCATGAGATGGTGGACTTCTGAAAATTCTTTTCAATTGGTTCCAGGAATGGAGAACTATATTATGGAAAATATGGAAGAGGTAAAGGGAGTTCCCGGAAAAGATGTTTTGGGAGACGATATAGATTGTCATTATAGTCAAAAGGTACTAATGTCTTTTGAAAAAGATGCTACAATGGTTTATGAAGCAGAAATTGGACAAGCAAGTTTAGCAAACACAGGTCCTCTTCATAGTTCCTATAATCCTACTAATGAGAAAAGATTTGTCGTTACGATAGGATTATTTGATAAATGTGGAAATAGGCTTCTTTGGGATGATGTTTTAACCAGAATGGATCAATACTTAAAATGAGAACTACTAGAGCAAGACAACTTGTTAAATTGCTGAATAGATTGATTAAACAAGAACATCTATATTCAGATGAAAAATTAAAAGAGATGAAAGAACAATTGCGAGTTGTTAAGCAAGAACTCGCAGAACTAGAAGCAAAAACATCAAAAGGATTTGGAACAAAATGACAGTAAAACTTATTAGCGTAACTCCGGATGCAGAAAAAACAATGGCATATGTTGCCAGAGTTTCTAATCCAAACAATCAAGAAAATGACAATTATTCTGGTCTTCTGAAGTATTGTATTAAACATAATCACTGGTCTGTGTTTGAGCAGGCTCACATGACTCTTGAAGTTGAGACTAACCGTGGTATAGCAGCTCAAATTTTGAGGCATAGATCTTTTACCTTTCAAGAGTTTTCGCAGCGTTATGCTGATGCCAACCTATTGGTAGAACATATTCCCATTCCTGAACTTCGCCGCCAAGATACGAAAAATCGTCAGAATTCGATTGATGACATTTCTGATTATGTAAAACTCAAATTGCAGGGTGAAATCTCCGAGCATTTCATTGCCGCCAATGCCCTCTACAAGCGCCTTCTAGAGGCAGGGGTGGCAAAGGAGTGTGCAAGGTTTGTACTGCCCTTGGCAACGCCTACACGCATCTATATGACGGGTTCTTGCCGTAGTTGGGTACACTACATCAACCTTCGTTCTGCAAACGGGACTCAAAAGGAGCACATGGATGTTGCACTTGCATGTAAGGAGGTCTTTAAAGAACAATTTCCTTCAGTCTCACAGGCTCTGGAGTGGGTCTAAATAAAATATCTTGAATTTGTAACTTATGGCGATTTATCCAATTATTCATAAAGAAACTGGTGAAACTAAAGTACTTGAAATGAGTGTTCATGATATTACTCAATGGTACAATGATAATCCAGAATGGAAAAGAGATTGGTCACAAGGATCTGCTTCTCCTGGGGAGGTTGGTGAATGGAAAGACAAACTTATCAGTAGAAATCCAGGATGGAACGACGTATTAGGTCGTGCTGCCAAAATGCCCGGTTCAAACATTAAAAAAATCTAAAATGGCAAGAAGAAAAAGAGCAGAACAACCAATCGGTGTTGGTATTACCACTCGTCAAGCAAAGCGTAAAAAACCTTTAAGTGGTGAATATCTTGTAGATATTGACCCACTTACAGAGAATCAAAAGAAACTTTTTGATTCTTATGCCGCTCAAAAACATTTAGTTGCCTACGGGTGTGCCGGTACTGGCAAAACTTTTATCACTCTTTATAATGCTCTTCGTGAAGTCTTAGATGAAAAAACACCTTTTGAAAAAATCTATCTTGTTAGGTCATTAGTTGCCACAAGAGAAATTGGATTTCTTCCCGGTTCTTATGATGATAAGTCTGATATTTACCAGATTCCTTATAAGAATATGGTAAAGTATATGTTCCAACTTTCAAATGATGTTGAATTTGAGATGCTCTATGGAAATCTTAAGTCTCAAGAAACCATTAAGTTCTGGAGCACCTCATTCTTAAGAGGAACCACACTTGATAATTCTATTATTATTGTGGATGAGTTCCAAAATATGTCATATCACGAACTAGATTCTATTATCACTCGTGTTGGTGAGAACTCAAAGATTATGTTCTGTGGAGATGCGTCTCAGAGTGACCTTCAGAAAACAAATGAGCGTAATGGTATTGTTGATTTTATGACCGTATTGCGTAAAATGCCATCTTTTGATATAATTGAATTTGGTGTCGAAGATATTGTTCGATCTGGATTAGTTAAAGAATACATCATTGCAAAAATGGACGCGGGTTTTTAATGTTTAATCATATTGATTTGAATCTCCCTCAACTTGAGAGAGAAACTATAGATGGTGTTCGATATTATAAAGTTCCGGACGAGGAAGATCTTTTAAAGTTAGTTTCTATTACTTCAGTTACTAGTCATATTAATCGTGAAATTTTTATCAACTGGCGAAAAAAGGTTGGTGAGGCGGAAGCTGAGAAGATTACTAAGGCAGCTACTTCTCGTGGCACAGATATGCACTCTCTTGTGGAGAACTATCTTAAAAATCAAGATCTACCGCCAGTTACGCCGATTGCGGATTTTCTTTTTAAAATTGCGAAGAAAGATCTAAAGCGTATAAATAATATTCATGCGCTTGAAGGTTCTCTTTATAGCAAACAACTAGGAATTGCTGGAACCGTAGATTGTATTGCCGAATTTGATGGCGAATTAGCAATAATCGATTTTAAGACTTCTAAAAAACCAAAACCAAGAGAATGGATTGAACATTATTTTGTTCAGTGTATGGCATATGGTTGTATGTTATATGAATTAACTGGTATTTCAGTTAAAAAATTAGTAATTATTATGTCTTGTGAAAATGGAGAAACCGTTATTTATGAAGAATATGAAAAATCAAAGTACATCAAACTCCTCACAGAGTATATTAGAAAATTTGTTAGAGATAAACTTGAACTCTATGGAACCAAATAAAGAATTAGAGCAGGCAATCGAGAATAAGTTTCTTACACCCTCCAAGTTTGCCATAGAAATAGAAAAAATAGTTACGGAAGAAAACTGTAACTATATTGATGCCATTTGTCATTATTGTGAAATTAATGGTATTGATGTTGAGTCTATCACCAAACTAGTTTCTAAACCTCTTAAAGAAAGATTAAAGTATGATGCGATTAATCTTAACTTTATGAAGAGAACCTCTAAAGCTAAATTGCCTATCTGATGTCACCCTTTGAAACTTATCAGGCATATTTGGGTATTAAGAACCACTTTTCTAATCCCAAATATGATTACTTTAAATATAAAAAGACAAGAGCAACACTCACATCATTTAATAAAAGAAAAGACAAATATTGGTTCGAGAAATCTTCAAGAAAGTATGATGACAAAGAAATAGTAGACTTCCTTGTATCAAACTTCGTGGCAGCAGACAATACGAGTAATTTATGGATTGGCGAAATTATCAATTCTGGCGAAAGAAACTACCAAGAATGGATGAAAAGGCAGCAGAGTCTGACTTACTTATTCAAGGAGCAATCAACAGAATTGTTCTCTCGGACAAAATTAGAGAATGTCTTCGACTGCTCGAAAGGTCATCCAATTCTTCTCAAAACATTTCTAAAAAGTGAATTGGCACCTGAAATAATGGTAATTTATGATACAATATTCTCATATATTAGTGAGTTTGATAAAAAACTTCTGGACCCGGTGTGGGAAACCGTAAGTATGAAAATAAAGAAATATAAACCTTTTATACATATTGATATATTCCAGTACAAAAAACTTTTACGGGACATTATAAATGAGTAGTTTTTTTGATTCTGATATTATTCAGGATGAACTAAAAGAAATTAATCAATTGCAAGAAGACATCTACGGAAGTATTTTGTCTTTTGGTTTGATGCCCCGTGAAGAGAAGCTGGAACATATTGATAAACTGAGTGAATTGCTCGAAAAGCAGCGTATTATGTACACCAGACTTTCTCTTTCAAACGACCCACAAGCGGTTGAAATGAAAGAGAATTTGAGAAAGTCCGTTGCTCTGATGGGATTTCCCCCAGAGACTGATATGAGCATTCTTTTCAGTAGTATGACAAAAACCATTGAGTCGCTCAAAAAGTATCTTGACTGATGAGTGCTTTTTTGCTATAATATCCAAGTAATCACACGAATCCAAACTATCCGAGGTATCTAAAATGGGTTTTGCCGACCTTAAAAAACAATCTAAACTTGGCTCTCTCACCGATAAACTGGTGAAAGAAGTCGAAAAAATGAATAATTCTGGTAATTCTTCTGATGACCGTCTTTGGAAACTTGACGTTGATAAAAGTGGCAATGGGTATGCCGTCATTCGTTTCCTGCCTGCTCCTGATGGTGAAGACCTGCCATTCGTTAAAGTCTATTCTCACGCTTTCCAGGGTCCTGGTGGTTGGTTGATTGATAACTGCCTGACTACACTGAATCAAAAGTGTCCTGTGTGTGAGCACAACTCCGGTCTTTGGAACTCTGGCATCGATGCTAATAAGGAAGTTGCACGTAAGCAAAAGCGCAAACTGACTTATATGAGCAATATCTATGTTGTAAAGGACCCTACTAACCCTGAGAATGAGGGTAAGGTTTTCCTCTTCAAGTATGGTAAGAAAATTTTTGACAAACTCACCGAAGCAATGCAACCCGAGTTTGAAGATGAGACTCCTATCGATCCGTTTGACTTCTGGAAAGGTGCTAATTTCAAACTGAAGGCAAAGAACGTTGCTGGTTATCGTAACTATGATTCCAGTGAATTTGCCTCTCAGAGTGCTCTACTGGACGATGATGATGCAATGGAAGCAATCTGGAAGAAGCAGTATTCTCTCCAGGAGTTTATGAGTCCTGCCGAATATAAGTCCTATGAAGATCTCAAAAAGCGCCTTGATTATACTCTTGGTCTGAAAGGTTCTTCTAAGGTTCAGGACGCTGAAGTTGAAGATGAAGATGATTATCGTGGAACTGCCCCTTCTCTGACTGAAGACCTGCGTAGCGAACTCAATAATCTCAAACCTTCAAAATCTGTTTCTTCTGATGATGAAGATGAAGATGATACACTCTCTTACTTTGCCCGTCTTGCTGAAGAGTGATTAAATAAACGCCGTTATAGAAAGCTGCTTCGGCGGCTTTCTGGCAAAACTCTAATCTGTAAAATTATGCCAGAGTTGAATTTGTATTTTCTGTTTTAATTAATCGATCATTAATATATTGAGAAGATTTAGTGTAAAGCATAATTTCTCGACTATCATTCAGGAATTGTTGAATATATTCATTTCTTAAAATATAAATTAAACTTTTTTCACTATTTAATCTAGTTTCATATTCGTAATTAGTAATTGCAATTCCGGGAGTTTTTGTAATAACGTTATTTAAATTCTCGTCAAAATATGAAACTTCAAAATCTTCATCTACAATTTCTCCTGCTGGAAAAATTAAATTGTTTTTAGAATCTCGTACCTCTTCACTTTCATAAAATCTCACTGAATTTAGAACTTCGTCCCCGTACTTACTTTGGACATATCTGTAAAGATCCGCGTTTGATAATGGCCATTCATTGCGAACATTTGTAATTCCTGCAGATATTAAAACAACCCAATCTAAATTAGCATCACCATACAATTCTTCTGCTACAAGTTCTGGTCTTGCACCTTCTTGAATCTCGTACTTGTTAAAAAGTGTAAAAATATTTTGAAGATCATCACGAATTTTCGCTCTTCTAAAAAGATTCTTTACTAGCAGATAATCTTGAGAAGAAGATTTATCTGATAAAAATGATTGATATTCTACGTTAGGAAGTTCTCTGAAGTATCCCATTTTAGAATCCTACTCCTAGTTTTCCTTCTTCATTTGTATCAGCATAATCCTGCTGATACACTGGTTCAATCTCTTTAAATGATAAATCCATGATCATGGATACTGGAGTTCCATCTTTGTATGTAGCATAAACGTTTTCTGCAGTATAATTAACTGCCATATCCGTCAGGAAGCATTGCTTGAAGCGATTTAAAAATTTATGATTACCTCCCCCAGTTTTAAATGCCAATTCAAAGCTCTTGGGTGGTTTTAAAAATTTACTATCTTGATAATTGGGTGCCATATTTCTCTTAAAGACTCTAATTATTTGTTTGATTTCTTCTGCTTCTGTTGAATTTCTTGGAGTCATTTTAAAAGAAAATTTGAAATTTCTTAATGTTACATTATTAAAGAGAAGTTCCATATTTGGGTTAAATATTTGACCGGTTTCTCTTGATAATAATTGCTGTGGGGTGACATTTGCGCCAAATATATTTACTGCTTCTGATGCAAAATACCGATTTATTGCTTGTCTTGCCCTAGGATCTGTGACAACATCATTTAGAGCTTTATTTCCTTTAGAAAAGAAATCACCTAAGGCTGAAGTAATATCCGCTCCTTGAGCACTTTCATCAAGTCCTCTTGTTATTGTACCCAATGCAGCAGCAGCAAATCCATTCAAACTATCATCAGAATACCCAACACTATTACCATCTTGAATGTTTGATGGCATTGGGAGTATTATAAATTGTGGATTTGTATAGGCAGTTTTTGGACTAAGATTTGTTCCTGCACTAAACGCAGTAGAAACAACCGCATTTCTTTGAGATGCTCCTTCATTAACTAGTCCATTAGGCTTTAAATCAACAACTGCTATTTGTAAATAATCAGTCTTGTCTCCAATAATCTCATATGGATATCTTAATATTTCATATGAAGTATCGTTTGCCATTTATCCTTTTCTAAGTATTTAGAAGCTTTTTATAAGGAACCTCATGGTCAAAACATATCATATATCTAGAACTTGATAAATTATTTTTTACTCTATGGTTTGTTCTCCCCCAAAATAAAACATACTCATTGTTTTTAAATTTTACTTTTTGGGTATTATTATTTAAATATATAAAAGACTCCTTTCCTTCCTCTTCCGGAACATCTAACCCCCATAAACCTCTAATAATTGCTAATCCCGGTTTTTCTGGATCTGGGTCGGAGTGCCATGCAATTTCTTTTTTTGCTTCAAGAATAGTAATTCCAACTCTTTTTCTTACTCCTGCTTCTAACAAAGTTTTTGTGAGAATTGGCAACATCGATACATTATGTTTAACCTTTAGCAAATCATCATCAACCTGAATCAGATGTTTGTAATGATTCATATCAGAATTTATTGAAAGTATATCATTCATAGTTCCATATAGAGGAGCAACCTGCCAACCTTTATATACAGAGGAACTTTGTTTACCAACACGCTCTGCCGCATTTTGAACATAATATCCAACTTCTGCTCCCCAGGTTATGGCAAATAAATTATTTTTATTTGCCATAAATTCTTCATGTATTTCATCAAATCTTTCCTCTAAAAGTTTTAGATTTGGATTAATTTCATCAAGAGTGAAAAAACGATTCATTTTATTCATTTTATTATTTTAGCAAAAGGTAGTGCTTTTAGATCTTTAAGTTCGGAAGAATTAACTATATGTAATGATCCTACTATTTCTTCCCAACTATATTGACGTACTCGATTCCAGTGAAAATTTACACCTTTAAATCCCCATGAGTATATATTTGTGACTCCAACAAGAGGGTGAGCATCATAAGTAATACTTGAAGTTTTGGGAGCATATACGAATGTATAATACTTACCTACATCAGGAATTAATACAGTGTCTTTTAAGGATTCTAGAATGGACTGCATTATATCGTCCGGATCTTCGGTTCCAATTATATTATCTACAATATGACGAACACGATTTAGTCTTCTATTTGTATCAGTGGGATTGCTCCTATCTCTGATGGTTTTTCTTGGCATTACTTAATACCTAATTCGTCTTCTGTTAGAACTTTAAACTCCCACATCCTATCTTTACAAAATTCTTCCGCTGCCTTCCACTTTGCCTGATTTTTGGCATATTCGACTACTTCATAGATGTATGACTTTGTTTTTCTTTTTTGAACTTTGGGTTCTATTGTTTGTTTTTTAGGTTTAATTTCAATAATGTATTTTTTAATTTGACCTGTTTGCTCTTTGACTTTGATATAAAAATCTGGAAAGTACCTATGAATACGGTTATCTATTGGTGAGCGATATGGTAATGCTATTTCCTCACTAGCATATTCAAGAACATTTTCATTAGTGTCACAATAAACTAGAAATTTTCTTTCCCATAAAGATCTATAGATTATATTATTTACATCACCCCTATATTTTTGTGGATTTTTTGGTTGATATCTTCCTTTATATGACATTTTTCCAACCTTTTACAGATTTTCTTTTACCTTGGAGAAGTTCACAAACATGTCCACTACTTAATTTATGTTCTTTACAAAAATGACTTAAACATGAAAATTGAATAATATTTCCCTTTTCGTTTATTAATATTCCACCTTTATGCAAATGGGGTTTTTGTGTATTAATAGATGATTTATGCATTTTTTCAATGGTTTGGGGTTTATGTTTTTTCCCAGTCATTCCATGATTTTTTAATCTTTCAACTTTTTCATCATTCTTTAAATTTTTCCAATATAAAGAGACCGCATTTTTTCTTCTATCAGTAACATCATCACTATAACAGTCCCACTTTTCATCTTCACTTAAATTAATATCAATTATTCCAATATTACCTATGTTTAAAATTTTACTTATTCTTGTTGTGTCATATTTCATAATCTCACCATAAAGTTACATTCCCAAAGTATTTATACTAAATACCACAAATATCCTAAAATATTTAGATGTCAGTTACAACACCACAACCCATTAGTATGGAGGTTGCCAAAACTTATTTTGGAGAACTGTCACTAACAAATTATTATCTTGTCGGATTTAATGGAATGGGAACAGTGGATGGTGATTCTGACTTAATGGATCATTTGTTAAAATATGCAGATTCAACTCTTACAGAGGATTGGATTAGTCGTAATGTTGGAATTTTATGTGCTGATGCAAATTTACCAAGTAGTACTTTTGCAACGGCAGAAGTGAAGGATAATTTTATAGGAGTTCCACAAGAATTTGCACACAGTCGCCTATTTACTGATATAGATTTTACTTTTTATGTTGATACTGATTATAAAATTTTAAGATTTTTTGAGGGGTGGATGGATTTTATTTCTGGGGCCGGGGCAGCACAAGTAGAAAATGGTGGTTTTAATAAAGGATATTTTAGAAGATTTCAATATCCAGATAGTTATAAAATTAATAATTTATCTATTACTAAATTTGAAAGAACTTTAGGAAGTATAGAGGAATCATTTACATTAGATTATCAGTTTGTTAATGCATTTCCCAAAGGAATTACATCTATTCCAGTTTCCTATGGACCTGCAGATTTATTAAAAATCACTGTGACCTTTAATTATGACAGATACGTTGTTAAGAATAATACAGTTGCGGGTCTGGATATAGTAAAGAAATCGCCATCTCCTTCTCCCGTATCGGATCTTCCAGTAATACAAGATATAGAAGGACAAACTCTTCCATTTGGAACAGGAATACCTGGATTAAATGGTGTTCTATACCCCAATGTGGTCTAATAAATAATAGCACTGAAGTTTCTATAGGTCATTATGCCTTTACCAAAGATTTCTACACCGACTTATGAGTTGGAATTGCCTTCAACAGGGAAAAAAATTAAATATCGTCCATTTTTAGTTAGAGAAGAAAAAATTCTGATTATGGCACTCGAATCCGAGAATATCAAAGATATTTCTGGTGCCGTTGTCCAAATTTTAAATGATTGTATTTTATCAAAAGGAGTTAATGTCGCTGAATTATCAACTTTTGATATTGAATATTTGTTTTTAAATGTTAGATCTAAATCTGTCGGGGAAACAATAGAAGTAAATGTTACTTGCCCAGATGATGAAGAGACAATTGTCAGCGTTGAAATTAATATTGACGATATCAAAGTTCAAAGATCAGAAGAACATAAAAATGTCATAAAGTTGGATGATAATTTGTCCATGAAATTGAAATATCCGTCACTAAACGAATTTGTAGAAAGTAATTTTGAAGTTAATGAAACTAATAATGATGTTAATAAATCATTGTCAATGATCACTTCATGTATTGATACAATATATGATCAGGAAGAATCTTGGAGTGCTTCGGACTGTACCAAAAAAGAACTTGATGAATTTATCGAACAATTAAATACAAAGCAATTTAAAGAAATTGAAAATTTCTTTACAACAATGCCCAAACTTTCCCATACTGTAAAGGTAAAAAATCCAAAGACTGATGTCCAAAGTGAAGTTGTTCTGGAGGGTCTTGCAAGTTTTTTCAGTTAGGTATGGCTCATACTAACCTTGAGTCATACTATCAAACTAATTTTCAGTTAATTCAGCATCATAAATATTCTTTGACTGAGCTTGAAAATATGATTCCTTGGGAAAGGGAAGTGTATATTGGTTTATTGAAAAATTATATCGAAGAAGAGAACCTAAAGCAACAACCTCGTGGATTATAATTATCCAATCTATAGGGCACCATCAGTACCAAAATTAAGTAGAAAAAATATATCTTCCCCATTAGCGGGGAGGACTTCTTTTTCTAAGCCTTTACAAGTAAAAAAATCTACATTCGGATTTAGAAAACAGAATATTCAATCTCCGAATATAATTTCTGAGCAATTGAATGCTGATAATTTATCTTTAGGCGTAATTAAAAGTTTAAATGAATCACTAATAGAAACAAATAGAGTTCTTGTAGAAATACAGAACCAATTGGCGATTGATTTTTCGACAAGAATTGCAGAAGATAGAAGGCAAATAGGAGAAGTAAAGAAACAAAAATTTAGAAAGGCTGCCTATAATAAAGAAGCAGCACTAGAAAGTGTTCAGAGTATAGGGAAAGGTCTTTTCAGACAAGTAGATAAGGTTTTAACTCCAGCTAAAAGTTTGTTTCAAAAGATTATTGAATTTTTTAAAACAATTCTAACCGGACTGGCTGTCAATACTGCCTTAAATTGGTTATCTAAAAAAGAAAACCAGGAAAAAGTAAAGGTATTTTTTCAATTTTTAGCAGATCATTGGAAGTGGATAGTAGGAACATTAATAGCTGGAAAATTATTGGGGGGATTGCTTGGTGTAATTGGTGTTGTTAAAAGAATTAAAGGTGCTATTGATTTATTAAAAGGAAAAGGAAAGCTTTCTGGTGGTGCAGGACCAATGGATTGCTCCGCAATCTTAAAATGCTTAAAGAATGCACCTGAATTTGCGAATGTTCTCTCATATTATATGAGGTCCAATCCAAAAGTTTATGGTACTATAGAAGGTATTGCCAAAGGTGTAGTTCCATTACCATTACCTCCTTTAGTTGGTCCGGCCGGAGCACCTCTCAATATTCCTGCAGTACCTAAAACTACTCCAGCACCGGCACCGACGTCACCAAATTTAAATCCACAACCACAGTATCAACCCAATCCCCCAGGTCTTTCTCCAGCAATCTGGGGGGCTATTATTGAAGCAATTCGACAAATAGTATTGCCCATGGTGTCTTCACCAGCTCTTGGGCAAACTTTACCAAATTATCCTCAAGTTAAAAAAGCATCTAGAGGTGGATTAATTAATGATATATCACCTAAAAAATGCTCCAAATGTTCTATTATTCCCTCATTTTCTCAAGGTGGAAGTGTCGGTGGATCTGGTAGTGGAACAGTTGATAGTGTTCCTGCAATGCTTGCTCCTGGCGAGTATGTTATTCGTACAGCAGCATCTAAATTGTTTAGACCGCTTTTAAGTGATATTAATGAGAATGCTGGGAGATTGTGGAATTACTTTAGAGAGGCTGTAACAAAATTATTGGAAGTCACATCCTTACAGCAAAGCAATTCTGAAAGATTTTCGACTATTCTTGAAGATTTGAATAAGACATTTGAGCAGAAAAAACAAAAGAAAAATTTAAAGAAATCTGCGTCTGGTGGTGGATTTGGAAGACCATTATTTGAAGCGGCAGGTCAAGTTATTGGAACTCAACAAGGCAAATCAACCGGAATTCCTGGGGGTGGATGGGTAGGTGGACAGGTTGGTCGTCAAAAAGGTGGTCAAATGTATGATAATATAATTCAAAAAATCCCCAACGTAAATATAAGTCCCGTTCAAAATAATGTAAATATAGTACCACTTCCAATTAGATCGTCTTCTATACAGCAAATTACTAAATCATCATCAAATTCATCTCCAGTAATAGTACCAATAAATCTTCCAACTAAAAAGGCAGCAATACCAAAAATTAACATACCACAAGCACCAGCATCATACGTTCCATCAATACCATCATCAAATTCATCAAATCCTTACATGATACTAACACCATCTTTATACGGAATTTTTGTATAAGAAATGATTGTAGCACAAACGAAGCAATTAAAATTAAACGTTAGTAATATTAACAGTTTTCTTATCAGAAAGAACTCTGAATCTAGATCTTTGCGATTGCAAAAAAGAAGGATAATATTCAATCAACAGAAACAGGAAGAATCCAAACAAAAAGAGAAAAAAATAGAAACATCGGCAATAAGAACGGGAATTAATAAAATTACATCAAGTATTTTATCAGGACCAATGAGTCTTTTTGATAAGATAATGAATTTTGCCGGAACGATATTATTGGGTATTTTGATAAACAATCTACCAACAATTATCGAAAGATTGCAAAAGTTTTTCTCCGACAATAAATGGATAATTGACGGGGTTAAATTTTTATTTAAAGTTATAGGTGATGGAATATTTGGTATTATTAATTTAGTAAACGGATTTTCAGCATTTGCCGGAGCAACTCAACAACAAATAATTAAACAAAGAGATAATATTACAAGAGAAATTCAAAATTTAAATGTAATGGTAGGGTCAATGGACGTATCATTACTTGGTTTTATGTCGGATCTTGGTAAAAAACCAAGTCAACAAAATTCACAACCTAGATCTACACCATCACAAACAAATTTTCAAAATACTTCTGGATATGGAAGATATGCTAATCCGGCAACTCAAGTAAAACCGCAATCACCTACATTTTCTAATCCACAAGCTCCTAAACCAAAAGGATATGCCAAAGGTGGGGAGGTTACTAGAGGAACTCAAGTACAAAGTGGAAAAGTATCTTCCGCAAAAATAAAATCACAAACTTTCACTCAAGGTGAAACTGGAAGGGCAAAGGCAGCAAGGCAATCAGTCAATTATTTTGAAGTCTTTAAAACAACCACCGATAATTTTGATGCCATTTCAAAAATAGATGAAGAAAATAATAAAAAATTTGAAGAATTAGCAATTAATATCAAGTCTATGCCATCTTTATTTGATGATAAAGATGATGATAAAAAACAGATTACTAGATCACCCCAAAGTCCTGGAGATTTTGGTGATGACTATAGTAGTTCATTTATACCGGGGAAGGAAATAATTGGTTTTGTTGGAAGTACTGGAAGATCCACTGGTCCACATATTCATATTGAAACTGGTAATGGATATGGGGGTGCTGGTGGATCTATACCAACTGAAGTTTTAAGCAATATCATCGTTGGTGGAAAATCATTAAATAAATGGAAAATGGGAGATGGAATAGGTGCTGGGAGAGACCATAGAGGATTTGATTATGAAATTCCATCAGGAACTCCAATTCAATTAACAGGTGGATTAAAATTCTCTACTTATGATTCTGGTGAAAATGCTGGTTATGGAAATGTTGTAATCATAAAAGATTCTCAAAATAATTCATATTTGCTTGGGCATTTAAGTGCTGGTCCAGCAAATCCAGAAAAAATGAAAGAGTTGGAGAAAAAACAAAAAGAAAAAGATGCAAAAACTAAACCAACTGCTAAAATTGATCCCTCAAAAGTTACTCCTACAGGATCTTTAAGTGGAGAAATCAGTTGGTACGGACCTGGATTTTATGGAAACAAAACTGCCGATGGAACAAAATATACTCCAGAAAGCTTCTTGGCTGCACATAAATCATTACCATTTGGAACCCTATTAAGAATTACTTGGAAAGGAAAGTCAATCGTTGTTCCAGTTAAGGATCGTGGTCCATACATATCAGGTAGGGTTGTTGATTTAAGTAATGCTGCTGCTGAAGCACTTGGAATGAAGGGGACTGGTGTTATTCCTTCCGGTTCTGCCAAAATTGAGGTTGTTAAATCTGGGCAACAACCAGCAAAACCACCACCGACACCAGTATTACCTCCGCCGCCACAAAAAACTTCATTAAATATACCTGATGGTGGTCAAGATACTAGGACTGTAGTTTATATGATAAATCAAAAGGAAGAAGTTGCCGTTCCTTTTCCAATGCAATTTCCCGTCCCACAAAAAACTATAGTACAAGCACCATCATCACCTTCATTATCTGAACTTTGGAGAGTATAAATTAAATGGCAAATGCATCTTCACCCTCTATTTACGAAATAATGACCATCGACAAAGATGGGAAAACTGTTGATTTGAGACCAGCAACGGTTAAGTTTTCTTATTATGAAAGTTTACTGTCTCCGAATATTACAGCATCGATGTCGTTTGTTGATACTGGAGGATCAATAAAGGCTGATTCAAAATATGATCCCCAGGAGAGAATTACGACAGTATATAATGGATTACCCATCACAGGGGCAGAAAAGATAAAATTTAAAATACAATCAAAATTAGGAACGTTAGATTTTACAACAAATCCTTTACTGGTAAATGGAGTATCTCCTCCAGGTGCAGATCAAGGAACTAGGCAAATTGTAACTTTAGATTTAGTTTCCGAATCTGCCATTAAAAATCAAGAAGCAACTGTTTTTGCAAAGTATAGAGGAAATATTGGAAATACTGTAAAGAAAATTTTATCGGATTATCTAGAAGTTTCTTCAGATAAAGTTGATGTAGATGAAGTTAAAAATTCTTATAATTTTATAGGAAACAGTCGTAATCCATTTGAAATTATATGCTCTCTTGGACCAAAAACAATCCCATCCGAAGGATTGTCAGGATTCTTCTTTTATGAAACACAAGATGGATTTAAATACAAAGCAATCGATAAATTAATCTCGACGGCACCAAAATCTGTTTACTACCGTAATGATGGTCTCGAATCTTCAATAGATAATGATTCTAATGATTATAAAATGGCTTCAGTTTCAATTCAAAAAAATCAAAATGTAATTAATGCTCTTAAATCTGGAGTTTATCTTAGCAGAAATCTCTTTTTTGATCCACGGACTTTAGAGTATGCTGAAATTATAACTGAATTGGGTAAAGATGGTCTAAAAAGTTCTCTAGGAAAGGATGTAGATATTCCGACAGAAAATAGTTTCACAAGAACTCATTATCATATTGTGGATATTGGAACTTTGGAAAAAACTGCTGCAGGTGAAATTAATAATGATCCAAAAGAATATCAAGCAACATCAAGTACAAGATATAATCTTTTATTTACTCAAATTATTTCTATAACTGTTCCATGCAATCCTAATCTTCGTGCTGGAGATGTCATTCGTTGTGAGTTTGAAATGATAACCCAAGGATCAAAAGAACAAGGATATGCAGATCCAACTCAAAGTGGAAACTACTTAATATTGAATTTATGTCACGATTTTACACCCAAAAGATCGTTCACTTCATTAACTCTTGTTCGTGATACATATGGTCTATATACTAGTAAAGCAGGTTAATCAATAATGTCTGCAAATGTAGGATTTGCTGGTCTTTCATATCGATGGTTCATTGGTCAGGTTCCTCCAGATCAAAATGAGCATTCTAAAAATGCAGATTGGATAAAAGAGGCATGGTCTAGTAGAGTTAAAGTTAGAATTCCAGGAATTCATGATGTTGGTGAGGTTACTGATGAAAATTTACCATGGGCAATTATTGCAAAACCAACGAGTCAAGGAAATTATAGTGGAGGGTCCACTGGCATATATGCAGGAGAATGGGTGATAGGATTTTTTTTAGATGAAGGAAATCAAGTTCCAGTCATTACTCATGTTCTTTCAAGAAATACTGATGAACGTGGATTAAACGAAAGTAAAGACGGAAGTACATATTTCAAAACTGTTAGCAAATATACTTCTGGAGTAGAAGCTGCATTTCATCAAACAAAATCTGGAGCAAAACCAACTAGTTCTGTTGGATCTGAAATTCCTATAGGAGATTGGGAAGCAGCCAAGGGTATAAAGCTCAATATAAATAACAGTTAATAATATTATTAAAAAATGGCAACAAAAATTCCAGTAATTCCATTTGATGGCACCAATCAACAATCTGATATATCTTGGAATTTTTCCAATGCTCCAGATTCTGAGACATTTCTTGGTACGGAAGCATTTGCCACTCTATCATACCTAACAGATTTAAAAATAGATTTACCTGATACTTGTGGAAAAGGTACTCTAGCTCAAATTGATACGGCTCTTTTGAATTTCTTTACTGCACTTAAAGGAATTCAAAAATATGGTGAATTATATGTATTCGGAACTATTAATAAAATTCAAAATATTACTAATTTAATCAGTCAAACTGCCGATATTATTGCATCAATTTTAAAAATACTAATTCAAAGAGCTAGAAATTGGTTAATGAAGAAGATTAGAGAATTAATTCAAATAGTTATAGAATATCTTCTCCCAACAATAGCTAAAGTTTTCAAAGATCTAGTTATTGATGAAGTTATAAAGCAAATTTTATGTGCATTTGATAAAATTATTGATGGGTTAGTTGATTTAGTTGTTGATTTTCTTTATGCATTTGTTCAAGAAATTTTAAATCCAGTTTTTTGTGCAGTAGAAGGGTTTACGAATGCTCTTATCAACAATATTGCAACAGTAATAGATAATGAAATTCAACCGGTTTTAGATAGTATTAATGATGTTCTGGGAGGAGTAGCTCAAATTGCAGGATCAATTTTTGAGGCAATTGATTTTATTTTAGGATTTGAAGCTTTTCTATGCCAAAAACCAAATTGTCCAGAGGTTAAATCCTTTAAGCAAGGACCATGGGGAGGTCCTACTCGATCAGAAATAGATAATTTTAATAATTTTGCATCTGTTCCAAATTCCAGTTCTATTGTTCAGGGGGCTGACGATGCCCTTGCACAATTTTTTGGCGAGGATTCTAACACTTATGCAGGTCCACTAAATTGTAATACAGATCCTTATGCATGTGGTCTTCCAAATGTGGAAATATTTGGTGGTGGAGGTATAGGTGCCGTAGGAAATGCAATTGTGAATAGTATTGGGCAAGTTGTTGGGGTTGACCTAATTTATGGTGGAGAGGGGTACACTTCACCACCATTTGTTACATTTTCTGATAGTTGTGATAATGGAAATTATGCCTCTGCATATTCGGTTATTAATGAGTCTGGACAAGTTGAAAGCATTGTAATTGTAAATCCTGGTGGTGGTTATTTAACTTCTCCGGATGGACTTGATGAGTATGGAAATCCAACTATAAATGATACTGGCGCTGGAGGCGCTGACGGTGGCGCTGACGGTGGTGGTGATGGAGAAGTAACTCCAGAGGAACCTGTAAAAGTTGAAGTTCGAGAGTATGTAGGATGCTTAACCAAATTTGAGATTATAGGTACAGGAATTGGGTATACTATTAACGATACGGTTACAATTAATCCTGATGTACCAAATCTCGAAGCTAGTATAAAATTAACTTCCCAGGGGCAGATTGTTGCAATTGATATAAGTAATATTCCATGCGATTTAAATCAGATTCCAGAAATTACCATAAATAGTAATACAGGATCCGGTGCAAGGATACGTCCAATTTTAAACTTCACCAGAGTTAATAAGGTCGAACAATTTAACTCTCAATCTGCCAGAAACTTTAAATCTGAAAACTTAATTCGTGTAATTGATTGTGTTAAAAAATGAGTAGAGTACCAGAATATACAGTTACTAATAATCCACATGGAGTAATGTTTTTTGGTCCAGGTGGAGCAAATAACAAACCTGATGAAGGTTCTGAATTTACTTTAGTGACCAAGGGTGGATACATTGAGCATTCCAATGAGAATGGAAATACCACAATTCGCGTCCCACAAAGATTTGATGAAATATGTGGAGATCAACTAGATGGATCACAAAAGGAAAATATTGCAAAGTCCATAGTTGCAAGAAACGGAGATATTTGTATAACTTCTGTGAATGGAAATATTAAATTAAAGGCAAAAAATATTTTCATAGAGACAAATGGACCAAAAAATAATGGAACTTTTCAGGTTTCTGCAAATGGTCAAATTACATTAGCAACCGGTGATAATATTGTTATTTCCGGAACAAAATTATGTTTAAGTGGTCAGGCTGGAGTTGATATTGCTTCCAATCATATGATTAAAATGTTAGGTGAAATGAGTTATGGATCTCCTTTAAGTAGCCTTCCATTTCTACCTGGTCCAGTTTCAGATTTAATTCAAGGTATTTTAGAATCGTGTAAGTAATTATGGCAAATTCACCAATGGACTTTTTTGGTCTTGCAGTTACGAGTATTTTGGGTGAGGGACTGAATATACCTAAAGGATTTTGGATACCAGGAACAATATCTTCTCATATGGGTCATTATGGAGCTGGGTCAATTGTTGCTTTTGGGCAGGCATCTTTAGCAGCAGGACAGGGTCTGTATCCTTTTGCATTTAGAGCAGATGGAAATAGTACTGCTATTGGGATATGGACAACTGTAGGAGTGCATAATGTCATTGGATCTACAAACTTAACAGGAACTAATTTTTATTGTGGAACTGCAACCACAGATATTACTTCTGGTAGTATCACATTAACTTCTGGTTCTAACTTATATGCAACTGCAGCAGGTAGTTTTAATGTAACTGGTCTTAACGTAAATATTACTTCTGCTCTGGCTTTAAATTTAAACGGAAGAAATTGGGATGTTGCTGCAGCATTCTGGGATTCTAAAAAAGGATTTGATATTCCTCATCCTTCAAAAGCAGATCACCGTCTCAGATATATTTGTGTAGAAGGTCCATCTGCAGAAGTATATCTGAGAGGAAAATTAAAAGATGGTAATGTAATTGAACTTCCGGAATATTGGAGAAATTTAGTTGATGTTGAAACAATTGGAGTATCTTTAACTCCAGTCGGATATTATCAGGAATTATTTGTAGAAAAAATTGAATGGGGTACTAAGATTATTATTAAAAATAATTCTGGTGCCGCAATTAATTGTAATTATATGGTATTTGCAGAGAGAAAAGATACTTCTAAAAATATTCCAGAATATAAGGGCTTGACACCAGCGGACTATCCGGGCGATAATAGAGAATATGTAATTAATGGCAAAAGCTTTACGTGAATAAAGTTCATGAAATATTTCCCCTTGTAGTCTATCAAGGTGCCTTAGAAGGGCATGAAGAATTTAAAAGAAACAATTTAGATTCTTTACGAGATTATTGGTTTAATGGTTATGAAAATGAAAGTCCAGAGTTTTCTGGAAAAATATTCGTTCATCATCAAAAAAGATATAAACCTTTTTTCAATTCATTGAAAAAGAATCTCGACGAATATATGGAGCATTTGAATGTTGACCATACTTTATTAAGTTATCATATTATTAAGGCATGGGTTGGGTGTCATTTAGACGATACTACACCTTCTATTACTCCACATTATCATAATGAATCTAATATTAGTTTTGTTTATTATTTGAAAACTAATGAGACTTCAGATAAATTTTGTATTAGTCAAAGAGCAAATAGAAATGAAGTTGCCGGTGGACTGTTCGAAACCGCAGAAAAAAGAAATACTCTATTAGGATTTAATCGATATAATTGTAATTATTATACTATCACTCCAACTGAAGGAACAGTTATTCTGTTTCCAAGTAATACTTATCACTTTACTCAAAAATTTACTGAAAGAAGAGATGAGCGTATTGTAATACCTGGAGATATTCGCATAACTCTAAAAGAAGATCATCCAAACTATCATCAAGGATCAACTCACCCATCTCAATGGTTGGAACTGTAGATAAATATTCCAACAAAGATTAAAATATTATGGCTGATAATTCTGGGCAAGGTGCAATTAAACTGTTGACGTCTGAATATGACTACATTTCAAAGTATAATTCAGATCCAGATAATTTAATTACACCTGATGAAAATATAACCAATGCACAATTTACTCAAAATGATGATTCAACTTGGACTAAAGTTGAATATGAAAGTAAAAATCCAAATGAGTTGCCGAGCACGATTATAGAAACAGAATCTTCTAATAGAGATCTATTAATATCTCAATTGAAAAATGTAGCTATACCGTTAGATCAACAAATAAAAGATCTTAATGATCAAATTGATTCTAAAAAAAGTCTTATTGTTTCTACAATAGCATCTGCGGTTTCTGCTGGATGTTCAATGATTCAATTTGGATTTAATCCACTTGATCCACTTGTATTTCCTTTAATAGTTAATGCTGCTGATGTAAATGGCACTGGGATTGCAATTGGGGCAGGATTAACAGTAAGGCAAGATACTGCAACTATTAGTGTATATTCGAATGTAGAGAATTATTCAGCAAATTCATTTCTCCCAATAGTAAACCAGACTTTATCAAACTCAAATGTGGGAAATGGATATCAGACTACTGTTTCTAACAATAATGGATCTACAGTATCTTCATCTTATAAGGAAATTGATGTAGGATTGTCAACTCCACCCATTTGTACCACATATTACAATACAATAACAACACTGGTCAATGAAATAGACGCACTTCGAACGCAAAGGGATACGATTAATTTTACAGATTTAAATTCTGTTAAGACTGAAAAATCATCACATGAGGTAAGAAGATGGGGATTTAATTGTCGTGATGGATCTATATCACAAAGGCAATCCACAATATCTGCATCAATAAATTCAATCAACTCCCTTGGATAAAACCCCTTGACACGCCGGTCCAGATGCCCTATAATACCTAGGTAATCAAACGAAACGCCTGATGCCTGCCGAAGAAGTACTAACCCGCTGTGTTGTTGACACACTGGCACGTAAGTTCTACCTGTACTCTGATCAAGGTGGAGAGCGAGTTGTGGAATGTGAAAGTGTAAATCAGTTTATGAACGTTCTTGAAGTTGTTCGTTCTAAACTTGATGAAGATACTCTGGTGTATTCCAAACCCTTTTGATAAACTAAATACAAGACAAAAATGGAAGTTTTTACCGTGGAACAATTTCAACAACAATTTGACGAACTCCTTGAAAGAGTCGAAAATGGTGAGCACATAGGAATTGTCGGTGAAGACGGAAGAGCGGCAGTAATGATTCCTGCAGACGACGATCTTATACGAATACACACCGAGTTTAACAACGAAGCACCTTGACAAAGAGTTCCAAATCCTCTATAATAGATTTGGCTTTATGGGAGTATAGCTTAATGGTCAGAGCGGCCTGCTTATAACGGGTTAGTCTGGGTTCAACTCCCAGTACTCCTATATGGAAGTGTGGCAGAGAGGTCTAATGCAGTGGATTGCTAATCCGCCGATGTTCTTTAAGGGCATCCGTTGGTTCGAATCCAACCACTTCCGTTGCTCCTTTAGCAATCTGGTGAATGCAGCGAACTCATAATTCGCCTGAGGCGTGTTCGATCCACGCAAGGAGCACTTGACCAATACAACTCTTTGAGTTATAATGGTCCTATACAAGGGAGATTGGTGGAATCGGTAGACACACCAGACTTAAAATCTGTTGGGCGTATGCCCGTGGGAGTTCAAGTCTCCCATCTCCTACTTAAAATAAATAAAAAGATATGGGAATTTCTCCTATGTCTTTTAAATACAAAATCACTCACGCATACTGCTGGTACAATAATGGCAGTATGATTGTGAAGATGTATTTTATTAATGAAATACCCTTCACTTTTGATGAACTGCCTGATGGACACTTATATGATATAGATCTTTGTAAAGAAGCGGATAAGTATAGAACATTTGATCCAGAAGATTTATATAAAAATTCTTTCTATCTTATAGATGAGGAAGCGCATCCTTGTTTCTTTCCAGTTGAGTTAGAAAACCCTGAAGATTTACCTGATGAATTAGAATTTGACTATGGTGGCGAAGATTTGACATCATAAATAAACCATAGGAATATTTCTGAAAATATAGTCAAATGCCTCTTAATAAATTAGAGAATTTTATAAAGAATACAGAGGGACGTATTCTTTACGTCAATCCAAATGACCTTGATGCAACGGATGCGATTACTAATCAAGGCAATTCACTAACAAAACCTTTTAAAACTGTTCAAAGAGCACTGTTAGAATCGGCAAGATTTTCCTATTTAAGAGGTAATGACAACGATCTTACTGAAAAAACAACTATTCTTCTTTTCCCAGGAGAATATATTATTGATAATAGACCAGGATATGCCATCAAAGAAGTTTCAAATCAGGCAAGAGCAGTAGCACCAACAGGAGAAGAAACTGCTGCTGTCGATACTCTTTCTCTTACTTTAGAATCTAACTTTGACATAACGCAAGAAGATAATATTCTCTATAAATTCAATAGTATCTACGGTGGAGTTGTTGTACCTAGAGGTACTTCAATTGTAGGATTAGATTTAAGAAAGACTAAGGTACGTGCAAAATATGTTCCGAATCCCACAGATTCTGCTGTAGGAAAAACAGCAATATTCAGAATTACTGGTGCATGTTATTTTTGGCAGTTATCTTTCTTTGATGCAGATGAAACTGGTGTTGTTTATACTGATGATATTGACTTCTCCACAAATAACCAGTCCAAACCAACTTTTTCTCACCATAAATTAACTTGCTTTGAATATGCTGATGGAGTAAATATTCCTTCTGGATATCAGATCAGTGATCTGAACATGTATTATAGTAAATTATCAAATGCATTTAATTTAGAATCAGGAAGAGATATAGATCAAAAATATCCAGATAATCCTATTGGAGATGCGCCACTTGGATTCTCTGCACGAAGACCTGAATATGAGATTGTTGGTGCATTTGCAAATGATCCAATCGTCATTAGCTCTATTAAATCCGGAGATGGATTTGTTCCAACAGTTATAGTTACAGTTACAACTACTACAGAACATAATTTAAATGCCGGAACTCCGATTAAAATTAGAGGAGTCGCAGTTGAAGACTATAATATTTCTACCAAAGTTCAAACTGTAATCAGTGAAACTGAATTTACCTATCTACTTTCTGCATTTAGAGATAACTTACCAGCATCTCCATCCTCATCAAGCACTCAAACTGTAACTGTAGAAACAGATACAGTTACTGGTGCTTCACCATACGTATTCAATTGCTCCCTACGTTCTGTCTGGGGTATGAATGGAATGCATTCGGACGGTAACAAGGCAACTGGATTTAAGAGTATGGTTGTTGCCCAGTTTACTGGAGTTTCACTTCAGAAAGATGATAGATCATTTGTAAAATACGATCCAACCTCTAGAGTTTATGATGGGATTACCATTACTAAACAAACAGGAACTGATCTATCTAAAAACTCTTCGGCGTTAAATGCATCTAAAGTTTATCATTTAGATTCGAATGCCATTTACAGAAAAGGATGGGAAACAAGTCACATTAAGATATCGAATGATGCCTTTATCCAGGTTGTTTCTGTTTTTGCAATTGGATTTAATCGTCACTTTGATGTTCAAAGTGGTGGAGACGCTTCAATCACAAACTCCAACTCAAACTTTGGACAAATATCATTAGTAGCAGAGGGATTCAAGAAAAATGCATTTGAAAAAGATAACAATGCATATGTAACATCAATTGTTGCACCGAAGGCAGTAACTAGATCCGAAACTGATATTGATTGGATTTCTTTGGATGTTCAAAAAACAATCAACGTTGGAATATCCAGTCATTTGTATCTCTATGGATTAACAGCGAAGGATGATCCCCCGCCTGTTATTATTCAAGGATATAGAATTGGTGCAAAGAGAGATGAAAAGCTATACCTAAACTCTACTGGGGCAACCATAAAGACGGCATCCATTTGCATGGTTGATAGTTTTGTAGGTGCATTCGGAAACATTGCCAGAGGATCTGTAATATCTGAAAAAGAATATACGGTGTCTTCTGGTCCCACAACCAATATTCTAACTTTATCAGTAGGACATGGACTACAAAATGGTGAGAAAATTAGAATTGTAAGTGAAACCGGAGATCTCCCTGAAAATATTGAACCTCATATTGTTTATTATGCAATTACATCTGGATTAGGAGCAAACCAGATTAAAATCGCAGCATCTAAAACAAATGCCGATGCTGGAATTGCAATAAACATCTATGGTGGAACAAGTATTAAAATTTTAAGTCGTGTTTCTGATAAGACAAGTGGTGAGTTAGGTTCTCCAGTACAATACGATAGTGTCAACTCCCAATGGTATATTCACTCAACAACTGCAAATGATATCTACACTGAACTTGTTGCTCAAGGTGTTGGTGTATTGGGAGAGAGAACTAACGTTACTTATATCAAGAGAATTGAAGATCCAAGATCACTTGAAGATAAATTATACAAATTAAGAGTTGTTGTACCACAAAACTCAATTAATGCGAAAGATCCCACGAATAGTTTTATTATTCAAGAATCTAGTAGTACAGGAATTGGAAGTGATGGGTATGCTTCTAACACAACTATTACTGCTTCAGATTATAATTATAACAAGAATTTAAAAATCATCAATAAGTGCTCTATTGTTGGAACAGCACTTTCTGTAATTTCCGAAACACCACATAATTTAAGGGTAAATGACGTTATTGTTGTTAAAAATGTCACTAGCGACCAGAACCCAAGTGGACAAGACAACCTAGGATATAATGGAACATTCAGAGTCACCGAGATTGTAAGTGATAAAGTTTTTAAATATGGATCTGGATATGAAGATGTTTTTGGTATAGTTCATGTTCCAGGAACATTTACCGGTATTACAACCATTAGAACTACAAATCTTCCTAGATTTGAAAGAAATGATGTTCAAAACAACTACTACATCTACAGAAATGACACGCTTACTCCCTACATTTTTGGAGTACAGGATGGTGTCTATCAAATTGCAGCATTAAACTTTGAAAATGCAATTCCAACGGAATTTACAGACTTTAAATATAGTCAAAATATTGTAGATCTGTATCCACAATTAGATAAAGATAATTTAGTTGAAAACCCAAGAGCTGCATCCACATTTGCAAAAAGAAGCCCACTTGGAGATGTTATAACGAATGAACTTCAGAGAAGTATCACAAGAGAAACAATTGATTCATTTGTTCCAACTTTTGGCGCTGGAGTAAAGATTACTGGAGTTTCAACAACATTCACTTCGACAACTTTAGGAACCGCAACACTTACATTTGAAAGAGAGCACGGATTTAATGGAATTGCAACTTACTCATCCTTAACTGGTGGAAGTGGGAAAACAAATGGAACTTACTATGCAGTTAAATTGTTCAATGATGTCGGTTTAACAGATTGGAGAGGTGCAACTGCAAAAGTTGTTGTTTCTGGAAACCAAGTCACTTCTGCTGAAATAATGTCCGGTGGATCTGGATATAGTGGATCATTTACATTGTATTTTGATACTGGTGTTGTAGGAGGATCTGTAAATGCATCAGTAAGTGTTACTAATAGTGGAATTTCCAGTTGTGTAGGCAATGCAATTCAAGTAACCGGATTGGGTAATACATCGGACGGTTATTATAAAATTGTTTCTATTCCTTCCAAAACCCAAGTTGCCTTTGCTATTACTAATTTTGATCCAAAACCATTACCTAACCAATATGTATTGAATACTGGTCCATCGGCAAACGTGCTGTCAACTGTATATAATTCTAGTGTAGGAATTGCAACTATTGCAACCAGTTTGCCTCATGGATTATTAGCGGGAAATAGATTTAGAGTTACAGATTCTACCGGATCTAACTTAGGAGATTTCTTGGTCAAAGAAAAAGTAAGCAATACTTCTTTCTCTGCGATTACAAATAATTCTCTATCAAGTGCTGCATTTATTTTAAAACATGCATTCTCATCTAATGATGCAGTATCAGATAGAACAGATGAAAACATTTCAATAAGAAACGTTCATTTCTATGATAATCAAATCTTAAGACTTGATGAGGACATTACAAACGATACTTCCTTCCAAGTTTCTTTATTAAATTCTCAAGTTAATGTAATGTCAAGATTCCCTCTTGGATCTTACATTTTGGTTGACAGTGAAATCATGAGGGTTTCCAGAAATGGATTAACTGGAGGAAGTGGTAATGAGCTCAATGTTATTCGTGGTGTTCTTGGAACTAGAACTCAAGATCACACTTCAGGATCACTGATTAGAAAAATTAAAGTTCTTCCAATTGAATTTAGAAGACCATCAATTTCTCGTGCATCTGGGCATACATTTGAATATCTTGGATATGGACCTGGAAACTACTCAACTGGTCTTCCTCAACTTCAAGTTAAAACCATTACTGAAAGAGAGGATTATTTATCGCAGGCGCAAGAGAGATCCGGTGGCACAGTAGTATATACGGGAATGAACTCTGATGGAGACTTCTTCATTGGAAATACAAAATATTCGGCTTCATCCGGTACACAAAAAACATTTGATATTCCTGTCCCTACAGTTACTGCAGAGGATCCATCAAGAACAAGTGTAATCTTTGATGAAGTTAGAGTAAAGGAAAGATTACTTGTAGAAGGCGGTAATTCCTCAACTGTTCTTTCGCAATTTGATGGTCCAGTAACCTTTAACAATGAAATAAAGTTTAATGATACCCTATCAGTTAATGCACTGCTGAAGGTTGTTAATCAAGAACAGTCCATTAACAAAGATACTGGTTCTATCGTTACGGAAGGTGGAATAGGTGTTGAGAAGAATTTAAATGTTGGTGGTAATGCAATCGTTACTGGCAACATGACTGTTAATGGAAATGCTTCCATTAATGGAGAATTTACTGTAGGTTCATCGCCCCAAGCATTTACTGTTAATAATAACTTAAATGTTACTGGAGTTGCAACTGTTACTGCGCTCAATATTAGTACAAGTGGAATGGTAGATGGTGATCTTGGAAGTGATGGTGGTAGTGATGGAATTTTTGGAATATTTAACACCACAAATAGTGGAACAACCGTATTTTTCAACAAAGATTCTGGCGGAACATATAATGATATCTTAACTCTTGCAAATGCAAGTGCAACTGTAGATGGAATCTTAACAGTTAATGGAGATTTAAGAGTCACCGGAGATATTATTGCATTCTATACTTCTGACCAAAGACTGAAGGATAATATCAAACCAATTGATGATCCGCTTGCTAAAGTTCTTTCTATCAGTGGCAATACTTATTCATGGAATGAGCAATCTGGTAAAGAAGGAACTGATGTTGGTGTGATTGCACAAGAGATTCTTGAAGTTCTTCCGGAAGCAGTTACAACAAGAGAAAATGGATACCTTGCTGTTCATTATGAAAAACTAGTTCCACTTCTTGTTGAAGCAATCAAAGAACTTTCACAGAAAGTTGAAAGTTTAGAGAATAAATTGAACAATAAATAACTAATATTAGAAAACTAAGATGTCAAATATTAGAAAATCTTTTAGTTTTAGAGAAGGCGTTCAAGTTGATAATGAAGTTTTTGTCGTTCGTGGTTCTTTAGTTGGTATTGGAACCACGATTCCGACCGAAAAATTAGATATTGTAGGAAATCCTTGCAATGTCAGAATTGCCGGTTTAGTTACTGCTTATAATGCATTCATAACTGGAATTACCACTTCAGCAAAAATAAGATCTGGAAATAACATTTATATTTCGGGTGATAGTGGAATTATCACCGCAACTGCATTTTATGGGAATGGTGCAACTCTATCTAACCTTCCAACTTCACAATGGGTTGATATTGACGTTGGGTTAGGTTTTACCAGCATATATTCTAGAGGAAATGTTGGAGTCGCAACAAATGATCCAAGATTCACTCTCCAGGTTGGAGGAAATCCCAGTACTCAAAGTGGTGTTGGATTTAATTCAACTGGAAGCATAAGAGCTACTGGAATTGTAACAGCAGGGCAATTTAGTGGATCTGGTATTGGTATTACAGGATTAAATGCTAGTAACATCTCCTCCGGAACAATAAGTAATACATATCTTCCGGTTCTCAATAATGATAGATTACCATCGAATATTAGTGTAAGTGGAATTATCACTGCATCATCCGGTTTTTCTGGTAATGTAACTGGTAATGTAACTGGTAATGTAACTGGTAATGTAACTGGCAATATAATTGGTAATGTAACTGGGACAGCATCATTAGCATCTGGTTTAACAGGAACTCCAAATATTGCAGTCGGTTCAGTCACAGCAACTAGTGTATCTGCGAGTTCTAATATATCAGCAGGTTCCCTTATTATAGGTGTGGGTGGCACTGAATTATATGTATCTGGTGGTCGTGTTGGTATAGGTACTTCGGTTCCGAATGTTGATTTTCAAATTCGTAAAAGATCAATTACCACATTAGAAGTTGTAAGTGATAATAATGAATCTAGAATTTCTATAGGTCAATCGGTTGGCATCGGAAATAGTACTGGACTACTTCGATATGGAAATACTAGAGGAACTTTTGATTTAATTAATCGAGGTCTTGGCGCATTTAATAATATTTTACATGCAGGATCTTCTGGAGTTGGAACTGCCAACTTTAACTGGATCTACGGTCAAACTAATAATGAATTGATGACCCTGACCTATGCAGGTAAGCTTGGAATTGGAAGAACAGATCCAATTGATACTTTACATGTTGTTGGAACTTCTACAGTAACTGGAAATTCTTTTGTTGGGGGTAATTTCTCAACACCAGGAACAATTACATTTGGAACTGGATTAGCAAAAGCAACGTTAGGATCTCTTACCGGAACTCCAATTTTATATAATACTAATTTAAGTTCGAACGTTGGAATAACCACAGTTTACAATTTAAATATAACCAATAAAATTGGAATTGATAATAATAATCCGACAGCATTTTTTGATGCTAGAGGTAAGAGTGCATTACTTGGAAATCTTGGAATATCAACAAATACCGTATCTTCTGATATAGAGTTAGGTGTTTATGGTCAATCTATCTTTACTCAGGCAGTTGGAATAGGATCAACTTCCATTTACCCTAGTGGTACTGAAGAAAATGGTCTTCTCCAAATAACCAACGGTGCTCTCAGATTTTATGGTGCAGGTGCAATTATACTTCCTGGATCTGGAATAATTGGAATTAATACTGCTTTACCTAGAGGAGCTATAGACTTATCTAGGGCGCATGTTTTTGGAGATCCTTCAGAAAGAACAACTTTTATTCCACCAGTTTTAACTACATCCGAAGTTGCTGGTCTAGTGACTATTCCAGAAGGAGGGGTAGTTTATAACTCAACTACACACAGAATGACATGGTACAATGGATCTCAATGGGCAACCGCAGGGTCAGCTCTTTGGGTCAATTTTGTTGGTGACGGGGCTAATGGCACCAATGCTACTATCAGAGCAGAATATGGTGTAAGCACAGTATTTAAAAATGGAACTGGTGATTATACAGTTAATTTCGATGGTCCTGCCGAAGATACGAATTATGTCGTTCATATTACTGCTGTTGGTAGTCCATCAAACGAGCCAAGAGTGGTAGAGGACCTGCAGCGAAACCTTTCAAGTATAACATTTTTAATTAGAAATACAAATGCTAATACTACTGACGCTGAAACAATCATGGTTTCCCTCATCAGATAAATAAAAATAAAAATGGAAAAAGTTATTATAACTGAAAATAGTAATGGTGGTGTTGCAATTGGATATATTGCAGCATCTATGTTGGATAAATTATCCATTTACCAAATAGCAGAGAGGGATGTTCCCGAAGGAAAACCATTTTGGATTTCCAATAAAGAAGATTTGCCCCAGGATCAAACATTTTTTGATGCCTGGGAATTAGATTTAGAATCTTTGGGAGAACCAGATGGTTATGGTATGAATTATCAAGAATGGTTGGAGGAAAATACCTAATGTTTAATGTTAATTTAGATAAAGCAAAAGAATTACATAAAGAAAAGATTAGAGAGGCTAGAAAACCAATTCTAGAAGATCTCGATAAAGATTTTATTAGAAGTCTTGAAGAAGGAAAAGATACTTCTAGCATTGTCAATAAAAAGAAAAAACTTCGAGATGCAACTAAACTTTCCTCAAGAATTAAGACTGTTGATAATCTGAAAGAGTCTTGGAATGAAACTCTTTTAGGTCCTAGTCCTTATCCCCAAGAACCTCAAGAAGAAGAGGACTTGACAGAATCCTAAAATACCACTAGAATACCTTTGTGGTCGTTAAAGATAAGGTATGAGATTCACTATAGGTATTGGAAATCCTCCGTACGGTGTTGGAGGTAATCTTGCCATTAAGTTTTTGAATAAGACCGCAGAAATTGCAGATGACATCAGGTTTGTGTTACCAACTTCGGTACGCAAACCTTCTTCTTTAAATAAGATTAAGGCACATTTACATTGTGTTGTCGATGAAGATCTCGATGCATCTACATTCCCTAATGGTATTAGTGCTGTGAAGCAGTACTGGGAAGTAAGAAATACATCTAGATTTCAGGTAGGTGTGGGTGAAATTCCTATGATGAGAGAACATCCAGACTTTGAGTTTCTTCCTTATGAGAGAAGATTTGAGGCAGATGTATTCGTGGGTGAGTACGGATCAGGACCCAGTGGTAGAGTCAAAACAGAGAACTTTACTCATTATGCAAAAGGACATCATTTTCTTAAAGTTC